AGAGCAGTAATATTTTTTTTAAGCCTCGTATGTGAATACGAGCCATAATAATAAGAGAGATTACGATATATAGTATCGCAGGAATATCACCAAACGCATATGACATAACAAAGCCAAAGATCCATATGAAGAATACTACATATTCTATAATCTCTCTTATCATATTATGCCTCCCACAAAGCCATAGGTACTATACCTGTAAGCTTTTTATTAAGTCGTGGATGAGTATAAGTATACTCTACCATTGGTGAATGTTTATCACGTATCACTTTTTTAAAAGTACATTCTACTTCTACTCGAGTTACAGAACTCTTGTAAGGATCAAATTGTACTTTATTGTTCTGTGGTATATATAACCACAAAAATAATTTCTTTTTATCTTTCATATTTGATTGTTTAAGATGCAAATAAAAAGAAAGTGTTTGTCTTATTCATTTAACTTATTTCGACAATATCCCAACTACTTTATCGACGTACTATATATCTTCATATAGCTTTGATTTGTCTTAGGACTCTGGACTTTTACACTTTCTTGGGGATAACCACCATATAATAAAAATATTTGATGTTACTGGCGAGTTTCATCATATTTTTTATTCTCTCTTTTGTAAGGAAGCATCCGCTTCTTATGAGAATTTTTATTTTCTCGTAAAGATTTGGATGCTTTCATGTCTTTAAATGTCTTTCCCATTAGAATCTAAATTTGGTTATACCAAGACCTAAGAAGTCACATAACCATCCTAAACCATTAGATTTAAGATAATTCTGTGCTGAAGCATCCATATTCTGTTTTAAGAATAAGATTGCTTGTGCTACTTTTGGATCTCCGTTACCATAGAGTGTAAAGAATCTTCTACTCCAATCAGAGTCTTGAGGATTACCTACAACGTCAATTAATACTTTTGCAGCATTAATAGATGTTGCATTTGACAGTATGGCATTTGCTTCACTTTCATCATAAGTTGTAACAACTAATGAATCAGCATCAGCTTGTGGTTTTACTGTCGTAAAGAAGTCGTGCTTAATACGATTCATGATCGCATCAAACTGTGCAGGAGTAATACCATTAGGTATTTTCACTTCTACGTGTTGTGATGCATCTGGCATCACAATTAATACAATTCCTTTCATTTTTTGGATTGTTTTTAAATTTGACATTTGATGACGGCATTGTATCTACAACTACAATGCAAATAACGAATGAACAGTGAGGGTATTGTTGTAGCAATACATAAACAAAAAGAAATTTTACCTAATAACGAGGATTGGTTTAGGAAAATTTGACTATCAAAACTTGTTTTAAGATACAGCAGAATTGTATTGTCAGTACAATTCTTATCATCTACTTGATTTTAACGTCCGCACTAATGCTATCTAAAAGTTGGCCACCCTTTTGATAAGACATGAGCCCCACAAGTTTATCACTGATTCTCACAGTAAAGACTTCTTGCTTGTTTTGCTTCTTCTTCAGTATTAAAATATCCTATAGTTTTCATTTTATTATCTTTTTTAATATAAGCCATCCATTTATTTCTATCTTTTCTAAAACAATATCCTTTTCCTTTTTCTATTCTATCCGTATTTAAATTGTTTTCTAAATGTGATATTATTCTCAAATTTTCTTTTCTATTATCTAGTTTATTTCTATTTATATGGTCACAAGTAATTTTTTGATTACTTGTATCTCTTTCTAATATTAAATTATGTATTCTTATAGTTTTATGTCCTTTTATTGATGCTATTACATAGCCTTTTTCATTTAATCTCCAATGATATTTTTGTACTTTTGGTATATCTTCAATATCTAATAATACTTTTCCTACTGTTTCATTATTTTTACTATCTATTATAATAAGAGTATTATAATTATAATTATTTATATATCTCATAGTTTATAAAGGTTTGTCATTTTCTGAGGACGACTGCACCTACATTCACATGCAAGTACAGCCACTGAAGAAATAATGAAGTTGTAAACTGTTATTGATACACTATTGTATCCTTGGCAGCTTTTGCTGGAATTGGTACCTTCTCAGGTTTCTTTTCTTCTTTTAACTTTGTAGTTATTTCTACTCCTTCAATCCTTTTTCCATCTACTCCAGGGTTATCAAGTCCTTGTTTTTCTAATTGTTTAGCAATCTGTAATGATATGTAATACTCCCTATTACGTTCGTATTCATATACATAACTTTTTACAGGTTCTTGCGTACCCAATTTTTCAAACAATGCTTGCATTATTGCTGGTGGAAAGTTACTATAAACTTCGTAACACCTGGATGATTCTTTAAGATCATTCCATTCTTGCATAGCTTCTTCCACTGTAGGCACAGCTTGCATTTCAGACTCAATAAATTCCTCAGTAGTGGAATTCTGTGTAACACCAGGGATTTCTCCCTTGACATACTTGTAAGTGCAAATACCTGCACATACTAACAGTAGTACTAATACTACCGACACGAAGCCTTTAAAGACTCCTGAACCTTGTTCATTTTCCATTTTTTGATAAACGTTTATTAATTAATAAAAATTGAACTATAATTGATATAAATCAATTATTCTTTTGGAAACGTATCTATAATACTGTGTATACTCCCTACGAGATCTAAGTATAAAGATTTATATTTCATTAATTCTTTACGCTCTTTTTCATATTCTTTCTTATTAAGAAGAATACATTCTTGAGGGAATAGATTTTGTAGATGTGAATAAACTGTTAGTTGAAATGTTTTTTCTGTTTCTTGTGGAGAAAGTATTACTACTTCAATATTAGCATTAGAATTACTTCTAATCGTTTCAACTAAATTTTTATCATATTCACCTTGTAGGATAAATTCTCCACATTCTACAGCATATTTAGCTTCTTCTAAACTTAATTTAAATAATGTTTGTAAAAGTTTTATTTGTTTAAGTTTTTGATTTAAATTCTTATAATTAAATAAAAGTTTTATTCCCATGATTTAATTGATTTAAATGCATTAATAATAAATAACCATAGTAATAGTAATAATTTCACTAACGCCGTCAAGCTGCTATTATATTACTATACTATGGTTAAGTTAATCTCTAGTCCATTCACATGTCATCCGAGATAGAGTCTATAATTTACATATTCAACAAGTTAATTCGGATATTGTCTTTCTATAAGACTATGTCTTTTAATGAATAATTAGTTCAATAAAAGTTATATTAAGGCATGTAACCTGACATCTTTTAATAAGCTTGTAAGACTAAGAGATATCTCTTTATCTTCTATAATGCTCTTGTAAGACCGTTTATCAAGTCTTTTAACCCTTAATAGTATATTTACAGATCTGCTATGTTTAGCAATATCTATATATATGATCGTTCCTACTAAATTGTGGCTTATGATAGTTACTTTTCTACCTATAAGCTGTTGTATTAAACTACCACGTTCTGCTTTCATGATTTATAAACTTTTAATTCTATACTAAAACATAAGAAAGCTATACCAATAATAGTAGAAAGACTAAAATTCCCTATACCAATAGCTGGAGTTAAATACCAACAGGTGTAATCTTTTCCAAATTTGATTTCTATTTTCATAATATGAATGTTTTAAATTAATATTCAAGACAAAAGAGTGAGTAAAAGCAAATACAGGAATTAATGCAATACTCACTCTTTAAATTTACGTACGAGAAATGTAAATACGATATCCTCTATAGTAATCTACAATATAACAAGTATAGTGATTTGCATCAACTAAACTGTTAAATACTGAAGATATATCTGACATTTCTACATAGAAATAAGGTTTTAATCTATGATATGAAACATCAAGCTTTAAATTTAGAGGAAGTTCGTCTTTACAAGGTTGTATTAATATTGTTCTTCCTTTTTTAATATGATAAAACAATTTAATACATTCTCGTAGTTTTAGTTCGAGTTCTGCTTTGAGAAATCGAAACTGTTGAAACCAACTGGTTTCGTACTTGTTCTCTAATATTAATCTAACCATATATATTATGAATTTAATATTCAGAGAAATAATGACTATTAGCTTCTATGCCAGTATGCTATACATATTACTATGTGTTAGTGTTCCACTGGTCTTATAATACTGGACTCCAAAACCCGTTACTCTTACGTGATTATGGCAAACGATAAACGATAAAATTAAGCAAGAGTGAGTAACTACGATGAGGTTGTCATTACTTTGGAGAGGTGAGAGTAATAGTGTTCAGTATACAGGTCTCCTAACCTGTACCTTGGCGCATCAACGCATACTTACTAACTATTACTTAGCGAGGAATAATCATTTCACAATGATAAGTCGATATAGGAAATCGACTGTGAGGAGTAGATATTCAAAAGACAGTTAACTATAAATATCTTGTGTAAACTCTCTTACAGAATTCACTATATTTTTCTTTTGGTAATCGTTTTTTACGATAGTCTATATACTGTAATAATATACATAGCATATAGCAAACTATCGCAAAAACAATAGGAATTGTAGCTATTATTAATGTTTTCATTGTATATTATAGATTTCTTTGTATAGATTTACCGGTACTGCATAAGTACTATCAGGACAAGGATGTCCTTCTATTTCTTGGCAAAATATACACTCTTCCCATCTTTCATGTTCCATAAAATCTTGTATTTCAGGCCATGATATTAATACATATAACTCTTTCATTGTGATAATTATTTAATTAAAATTAATATCCATCTGTATTTATAGAGGCTTTGGACTCTCATTCTATTGAATGGCTACATTAATATTAACCATGTAGTGATAGCCTTTCTGTATTTTTTCAGAAATTGATACAGTATCACTACATGGCTGGGTGGGCACCCATTACAATATCATACAACAGTACTTTCAGTGGTGTCATATTGCTGAACCAATATAACAAAGTACTGAAGTATGGCATAGCATATATCAAGAGTGTTGCACTGACAACATCATCTATGATAATCTATGTCTTTAATTGATATAGTACTACTTATGTAGCATACCCTATATCTTTTCTAATGGTTTAGAGTATCGCTCCCAATACTCGTCGCTCCGGTACGCTATGTACACAGTCGAGCCTGATTATAAATAAATGCTTATTGAACCGTGCATTTTACACCTAAAACTCTATGAGCAGCAACTCACATCTTGTAGATAGTTTGCTTGCATTTTATAATAGAGAAACTGGTGCCCTCAATGTCTTGGGAAGTTATTGAGTTTTTTAACCATAACTTAAATCATAAAAGGCAGTTTTACTTCATGCCCAGGAAGTCTGAATACTAAGGCTTTTTATTAAAGCGATTAAATAACCATTTTGCTATAATGTAGCAAATAGCATTAAAAGCTAAACAATTAAATAGAGCCATTGGAAAGTATTCAGAACGTGGACCAGTCGCCATACTATATAATATACCTATTGTTATTAGTATGTAAACTGTGAGCACGATGTACATGAAGCATCCAATTATTTTCTTCATTGTTTATTAATTTAGAGTTAATAATTGTCGTGCATTACTTCATGCACTATTGGTAGCGAATTTGCACGATCGCTATTTATTAGAAATTATCTAATAACTCACCAAAATGCCATTGTGATAGTATGTATAATATTATGAATATTAGTACAATAATTATCTGTAAATAGCATCCTGTATTATCGTTTTTATTGTTAGACATATTGTGACTGAATTTAAATTACGCTATATATTATATAAATTCTTAACGGGCGTGAGTGTTAAAAGTGTGAGAAGAGTAGGGAGATAGTGTGTTTTTCGCATATCTCCCTACTTGCTTTACATTACATTAAGTCGTCATCACCACCTTCGGCATCACCAACAAGTGCGTCTTTAGCCTGTTGTGCTGCCTCTTTAGCTGCTTTAGCGGCTGCCTGCTGTTTCTTATACTCCTCAACAGTCACAATGCGTGTACTATTCTGGAATAAGTTATCAGCACGACGTACAATGTAGTTATTACCCTTTATCGGATTGCCGTCTTCGTCACTAAACCAGTAGATTGTTACATCTGTGAACTGGATTTTGACGTCTTTGCCGTCCTTCTTACGTGTTAGGTAGTTGCCATCAGCATCTTTACGCAAGAATGGTTCATAGTCACCTACGATATACGTACCAATGTGCGTTTCGTAAGTGCCTTTCTTTGCTTCATCTACCCACATTTGTAGATAAGCATTAGCTGCATCTTCTGCAATGCCGTATTTAGGCAATATTTGCAGTCTGATGCCGTTCTCTTGTGCAGCCATAAGCTTGTCCAATCCTGCACGTACAAAGTCTGCGACAACATATTTAGTCTTGCCGTCCTTAGACTCTTTGATTTCAGCTGAAACCAGCTGATACTTGGCTGCTGATAATTCTTTGATAGAAGCCATTTCTTTATACGATTGACCTTACATCATCGCGAGGTTTTTAAACACAGTAACTCTTTGAAGGGGGTATTTCCCCTACTTGTTAGGAGAGGGGACTTGATTTAGTACTGGTTCACACTCTTACTATTACACTACCCAAAATTTTTTATAAAATATTTTTTGAACTATATCCCCACATATGCGTTTAAGTAATGAATATTATATTAGACACTTATGAAAAACAATCAAGTAAAATTTGATAATACAGTAGTTTGGAGAGACTTCACAGCAAAGGATTTTGAGGAAGCACTAAAAATGTTATGTAATGTTGAATATTTTCGTAAACATTGTATACAATTTAGAAACTATATGGTTTGTGCAGACTCACATGAAAAGCAGTTAAAGAATGGGCAAAATTAGTTTACAAACACATAAATAAACACGAACATGATAGAAGCAATTAAAAAAGAACTATTAGAGAAAGGATTTACTTATAATGAATCTAGTAAACTATGGTACTACGAATATAGTGATTTTGAAGTATTAAGTTTTATTATAGATGAACATACCAAAGTAAATGGTGATAAATGTATTAAGGTATCTGCAGTATCTTTAAATAATTATTTTGAAAATTTAACATATTTTAAGATTTGTTATACATTATATTTTGATAACATTAACAAATTTTATGATTTATTAACACTTTTAAATTATAAGATATGATATACAATGAAATAGCTACTGGTTATTTCTCACAATTAGAGAAAGAATATAACTTAGAGTATCTAGGTAAAAGTAAAGGAAGTCTAGGTTGGGAAGGTGTATATAGAGATAAAAATGGGCAATTATATATTATAAACTATGCAGATTATATGGGTGGTGGATTAGATATATTATACATGATAGACATCATGCCAGAATTAGAAGTTAAAAAATTATAAATAATGTTAAAATTATTTTTATTTTACTAAAAGTGGAACAAAATTGATATGTCAAACGTTATCTGTTACTGAGTAATAGATAGTAATAGATATATAATCCAGAGTAAAGATAATAAATTATAAACTATCTACTCTTACTCTAGATCACTTAACTTAATACTATTTATGGATGATATAGATTATAACTATTGCAATGATGAAGAGCTTGATATAGATCCTTGTGATGGAGAGTTTAATTATGATTAGATTAGAAATGGGAGAACCAGAGGCTAAAGAAGCTATATTAAAAGGCTTAGTAACAATCAACGATATTGAATACATAGTACACCCCCAACCTAACGGTAGTTGTGATGGATGTGTCTTTGAAGATAAAGAACATTGTCCAAAGATAGCTTTAGATATATGCTGCACCGGTGGTAATATACTAAAATACAAATTATAATATTTTTGGAACATTTTCAAGAGTTATTACGTTATAGTAACCAATTAAATTAAGTTATTCATGAATACAGAAGATAAAGAATTATTAAATACAGTACTGTCTAAGTTAGAGTTTCAATTTATTAAAGATATTTTGGTAAAACCATTACCAGAAGAATACATTGAAAAAGAAATAACAAAGCCTATCAATACTGGGGAAACAGATGAAAATGGCTATCAGATTACAGATAGTGAAACAGTTACAGAGAAAGTACCTACAACCTTTAAGAAAGGTGTAGTGTTAGCAATTCCAGCTAACTATCAATGGACAGATCCTAACAATCATCCTGAAGTAGGTGATATTATAGCTTACTCTAGAAAATCTACAATTGATTTTGATCTATTTAAAGATTCTCAGTTAGTAAATCCATATAATGTAGTAGCTTTTATTAAAAAATAAACTAGACTAAAGCGTTAGTCTTTTAATTAAATCGTGGTTGTATGTGGTGTCACTAGGGGTTAGGTTTTACTTAACCCCTTTTTATTTGTAAAAAGTTGCAACAAAAACACAACTATTACGTTATAGAGTCATGATACAACAAATGATACAAAACATGTTAGGAGATTATAGTAAGCTTATAACTCTCCTTCCAAATGGGCAAATTAGATTGAATGTGATTAAAGACATTAATGATATTAATAGTGAAGTAATTGATTCTATCGATTTATCCATGCAAGATGCACTAAGTTTATATAATATCTTTCAGCAACCTAAACAATATACTAGTAACGGTATTACGATTAAAGAAGGTGATACTGAATTTGATATTAATAAGTGGATACAACTTGCAATTAACGAATTTAAAAATAAGTAATATGATTACAGAGTATAAAGTTATTAAACCTTTTGGATGTGCAGAAGTAGATGATGTATTTTCTTATAATAAAGAAAATGAAAATTTCATCATGAGTTCGGAGAAAACTACAGATAATACTTATTCAGCAAAGAGTATGGTTATTTCTGCAAAAGTGATCGATAACTACACAAAAGCAGGTCTTTTATCTCCTACTAAGGAAGATAAAATTGATAACAATTCTGATAAAGTAAAAAAGCTTTATACAGAAATTAAGAGATTACAGAATAAGTACAATCAACGTAATAAAGTAGTTGAAGAAAAATATGAAGCAGGTAAAATGCCTACATGTCAAAAAGTAGAACATGATACTGTTTACTTTAATCTGATGAAAGTTCTAAATAAATTTGAATCTATTATAAATGAATAAGCTTGTTAAACAAGTCAACAAGGATGAACTTATAACAGAATTCTTACATACACTTAATGGCATACTCAGGTTAACCGATAGAGAATTAGAGTTAATGGCTACATTGATTAGAATGGATATTGAATATGAAAAAGAACCAAACACAAATAAAAATGTAGCTAATAGACACAATAGAAAATGGATTATTGAGAATCTAGGTATTACTAAAGATAACCTGAGTAGATACATTAAGTCTTTCAAAGATAAAGGGATATTAAAAGCTGGTCCTGCAGAAGATGAATTGTGTGTGAATAAAGCTTTAATACCCATTATTATTGGTGATAGAGTCCAGTTGACTATTATATTGAAAATAAAATATGGAAACTCTGAAAATTAAACCTGGTAGCATCTTACTTTGGAAAGAACATTCAAGAATAACTAAACTATTTAATAAGTTATTTCATAAAGAATTACCATATAATAATTTTTCTTTCTTTCTAAGAGAAATAGAATTATGTTTTCCTATTACTAAAGGTAACAATAATTATGATAAATTAATAATCTTAGAACCAAAAGAAGACTATACAAAAGAAGAAATTAATTTATTAAATTCTTTAGTTGTTTTTGATGCTAATGATTATTTTGATACAGTAAAAATATTTGCTAATACGCTTAGACCTAATTCTATAGATTCAAGTAGTAATCCAAATGATTTACTTTGGAATGAAAACTATAAAATAGCATATGATTTCTCAAAAAAGAATTAGCATATATACCCAATTAGCTAACAAATATAACATACCTTATCAAGTAGTAGAAGTAATATGTAATCATCCGTTTAAATTTGCAAATGAAAAGATAAGTAATACCGATGATATCAAACCAATAATGTTTAGTTATCTTTTTAAGATAAAACCTAAAAAGAAATATGGCAAAGAAATTGAACAAACCTCGTAATATTCTACTATTTCAGAATTTATATCCAATAAATCTTTATATATCAGATATAGATAATTGGGATGAAATAACTCAATTCTTTGACTTTTTCTTAACTACTAAACATCTTCAAAATGAAGATAAATGTGAAACACCAGATAAACCAAATAACGCATTAGGGGTTACTTATTTGGTAGCAGAAAAGAAAAGTGGAAGAATGGGTATACTAATAGCATTAAAATCTAAAGTAGAATGTTCTACATTAGCTCACGAATCAATACATTATGCAGATGCAGTTTATGATTTTCTTAGAATGAATACTGAAGGTTATGATGAGGGAAATGAACAATATGCATATTTGGTTACTTGGTGTGTGGATCAATTAGAAGAATATTTACGATGGAAGGAAAGAAAAACGACAGAAAAGATGATAAAACAAGATGGGAATTAATACCATTAGATTGTCTTGAAGACATAGCTAGAGTATATACAGAAGGAGCTAAGAAGTATGGTGATAATAATTGGCAGAATCTTGATAATGGTTATGAGCGTTACAAAGGAGCTTTATTAAGACATTTGTATGCTTCTTCTCTAGAGGAATTTGATCCTGAAACCAAAGTAAGACACGAAGCAGCAATTGCTTGGAATGCTTTAGCTCTTTTATATTATGCAAAAAATGGAAGAAAAACTAGATCAGATTTTGCTAAATCAAGCAACAATAATGCAGATGCTAAAAGCAATATATCAAGAAGTAAGTAAGAGCAATTTTGCTGAAGACTATGCTGCAAATCTAGCAGCACAGATGACCGAAATAATATTAGGAAACAATATAGTAAGAAAATAACATGGAAGTAAAGTTTAAGAAATTAACACAAGATGCGGTATTACCTACTTATGCTAACCCAAATGATGCTGGATTAGATCTAACCGCTACTAGGTTTACTCAGGAATTTGATAAGAGTGGTAAAATGGTACTAGTATACCATACTGATTTAGCAGTAGAGATTCCTGAAGGGTATGTAGGTTTTATCTTTATGAGGTCATCTGTATCTCAGAGATCGTTATCATTGTGTAACTGTGTAGGTGTAGTAGATGCTGGTTACAGAGGTGAAATTATGTGTAAGTTTAAACTTACTACGGATGCATTACCTACTATTTATCAACCAGGTGAAAAGATTGCACAGTTGATCATTATGCCTTATCCTACTATTGAACCTACTCTGGTTGAAGAGTTGACTAAGGGGGATAGAGGTGAAAACGGTTTTGGTTCATCAGATAATACAATAGAAAATGAGACACAAGAATCAGGACGAGATAGCGGAACAACTGAAGGAGATAATAAATAACTACAGTCGTAATCCAGAGTATGTAAATATGTTTTACACTAAACAAGAAGCGATTGATGCTTTAAATAGACATTATAAATTAAGATACTTAAAATTTGATTAATATGATTTACAATTTAAAATACAACAATTTATTAAGCAGTAAAGATGGTTCTCTTAAAAATATTCAGGATTCTTTTGACAAATACGATATAATCAATTATTATTACATTTTACCTGAAGCTGGAGAATTATACTACGAAGGTCAAAAATATGAAATTACCGAACCTAGTATATTGTTCAATACGTTTACTATAGAAAAAGATAAAGCTCCTGAAATTATAATTATACCTTGTGCTTCTGCTATTAATAAATTAGTAGAATTAAAAGAAAAGAGAGACAATTATATGAAGTCACGTGATTGTGGAAATTGTGAAAAAATTTGTTATGATTGTCCGAACTACTAATGAAACTATTTGATATTTTGGCAGGAAAAGTAGTCATACATAATGATGCCCTAGGTATCCCGGCCTTTAAAAAAGTATGGGATGCCGATAAGGCAGATAAAGAAATGGCTACTAAATATATCTCATATATAGTTCTTAAAAATAAATATGATAGTCCCTATGTCCAGAGTATGGACAGCGATAAGATAGAGCCAAGATTAAAACAAGAACTGTTTGGAGATAAAAATATAAAACTTCCTAAAGAAGTAATTGAGGCTGAACAAGCTTATATAGCATTTGCAAACACCTTAACACTACAACTACTGCAAAATGCTAGAAAGAAATTAGAAAGTATATCTAGATATTATAGTGAATCCTTAGCTGATGAACTTGATGAAAAGAAGGTAAAAGATATATTAGCAGGTATGGGTTCATTAGGTAATACTATAAAATCTCTAGATTTACTTGAAGCTTCTGTAAGAGCAGAAGAATTAACAAATTCAAAAGTAAGAGGTGGCGGAGAGCTGAATCCGTTCGAATTACCAAAGTAGTTGTAACAATATAAACACAATTTAAAACATTAAAAACCAAGCAGCGTTGCTGCATAAAATTATAAAGATATGGCTAAGACTAAGACATCTGGCAAAATTGCCAAGGCTAATGGTACTATTACTCTGGATTTTACAGAAGCATATAAAAGACATCAGGAATATTTAGATACACCTTGTAAGGGTAGTATGCCAATTCCAGAAAAAGCACCTGTTAAAATTTCAACCTGGCAAAAGATCAAAAATTGGTTTAAGAAAAAGTAACATGGTTGATTTCAGTAAGAAGATAATAAATTCAAATAAATTTAGACAGCCGGCCATCCAGTTTATGGAGACCGGCTCTTACTGTTTATATCCTAAAGGAACTTCAGAATACTTTTCATTTTGGGAAACTGAAACGGATAGATGTATTAATGGGTTTACTGCGGATGATGGTGATTACATTACAGGTTATAATTATTTCTATCTTAATTACTGTCCCATTCAAAGAATTATCTATAAGATTACAAAAGACGCAAAAGGACACGATGTAGTAAAGAAGACTCGTGAAACAGCTTTTCCTGATTTCTATGATTATGACTATTACTATTTCTTATCCATAGAAGAAGCTGAGAATCAAGGTAAACACTTATGCGTAGCAAAAGCTAGACGTAAAGGTTTTGAACAACCAGAATCTGAAGAAGTGTTAACTCCAAATGGATTTGTTACAATGGGGTCATTAAAAGTTGGTGATTTTGTTATAAATCCGGATGGTAGGGCTTGCAAAGTAATCGAAATCAATGAACAGGGTGAACAGGAAGTATACGAAGTAGAACTACAGGATGGAAGAAAAGTTAGATGTGGTGAAAATCATTTATGGTCTACTATAAATTCTACTAGAGGTAAACTTCATATAAAAACTACTAAGGAATACAGTAAGTTAAAATTAAAACAAGGTAGTAAAGGAAAAGAATTTTATCCTTATAAATTACCTTCAGTAAGACCTATTGATTTTGAACAGCCACCTGGTAAAATAGATCCTTATGTGTTAGGTGTATTACTTGGGGATGGTTATATTTGTGGAAGTCAAATTAAATTTTCTACAGATGATATTTTTATTGTAGAAGAATTGTCTAAGAGATTACCTAACTATACTATTAAACCATTGACTAATAAATTTCAATATGTGATAATTTCGAATCAAAAAGGTATTCACGAACTAGGAAGGGAATTAAAAACATTAGGTTTAAGAGTTAAAGCTGATAAGAAGTTTATTCCTTTAGAATATAAATTAGCTCCTATTGAATATAGGATGGAGTTATTACAAGGATTAATGGATACCGATGGTTCTTGTACAAACGGGGCATCCACATTTGTGTCTACTTCTGAACAATTAGTAGACGATGTAGCTTTTCTTTGTAGAAGTCTAGGTATACGATGTAAGAAATCTAATGAAATTCCTGGTAGAAGTAATGTAGATTTTGGTAATGGCAACTTTTCAAATACTCTACCGCATTGGGAATTAACTATTATCACAGAAGAAAATATTTTTAAATTACCTCGTAAATTAGAGAAACTTCGTCATGATAGAACTTATAAATACAATGCTATAGGATTAAAATCTATTAAATCTTTAGGCTATAAAGAAAAGCAAAGATGTATAATTGTAGATCATGATAATAGTTTATACCTTACTAAGGACTTTATTCCCACACACAATAGTTACAAAGGTGGTGCTATGCTATGTAGAAACTTCTTTCTAATACCTAATTCAAAATCATATGTATATGCTGCTAATAAACAGTATTTAACAGAAGATGGTATTCTTACCAAGGCTTGGGATTACATGGACTTCATTGATGGTAATACTGCTTGGGGTAAGAAGAGACAAGTATCAAATACAGCCATGAGACGCAGGGCTTCTATGCTTGTTACTGATGATTATGGTAATAAAGTAGAAATAGGTTACAAGTCTGAGATAATGGGTGTGTCTATTAAAGATAATCCTGATTCAGTCCGTGGTAAAGCTGGTAAATTAATCTTATGGGAAGAAGCTGGATCTAATAATCAATTAGAAGCAGCCTGGCAAATTGCTAGACCTTCTGTAGAACAGGATGGTGTAGCATTTGGTTTAATGATTATGTTTGGTACAGGTGGTGATGAAGGTGATAATGTAGCAGGTTTAAGAAATGCATTTTATGATCCTAAAGCATTTAACTGTATAGAATTTGATAATATATGGGATGAAGGAGCGCAAGGTGGTAAACCATGTGGATTCTTTGTACCGCAGCATACTAATCTAGATATACGTGATGAGAATGGTAAAAGATTATATATGGATGAAGATGGCAACACATTACATGAAAAAGCCAGAGAATTCATATTAAATCTTAGAGAAGAAGAATTAAAAAGTGCTAAAAGTTCTCAACAGGTCGATAGATATTGTGCCGAACATTCAGAGACGCCAGCAGAAGCATTTACTGAACTATCGGGTAACATATTTCCCAAAAAAGAATTACAAAAACAATTAGCTAGAATAAGAACTAATAAGAAATTAGCTAATGCTAAACAAGTAGGATACCTTACTGAGGTAAAAGGAGAAATAGTATGGAACATCTCAAAAAATAAAAATGATATAAAAGAGTTTCCTTTACCTAAAACTGCTGATCCTACAGGGGCTGTGGTGATATGGGAACATCCAGTAAAGGATGCACCTTTTGGTTTATATATTGCTGGTATTGACCCGTATGATCAAGATCAATCTGGTACTAATTCTCTTGGTTCTTGTATTATATACAAACGTTTTCAAGATTTTGAATCCTATCAGGATATAATAGTTGCAGAGTATACTGGTAGACCTAAAACAGCTGAAGAGTTCTACGAGAACGTTCGTAAGTTACTTAGGTATTATAATGCTAAAGCAATGGTAGAAAATCAGAATACTGGTATTTTTACTTATTTTAATAATAAGCATTGTAATTACTTATTAGCTGATCAACCAGATATCATACGAGATATCACTAATTCCTCTAAAGTAAACAGAGGAAAAGGCTGTCATATGACAAAAGAGATTAAAGCTTGGGGTATTGATAGAATAAAAGAATGGCTTGAAGAAGATCTTGGTAACGATACCTTAAGGTTAAATACCATTATGTCTGAACCATTACTTGAGGAATTAATCAAATATAATGAAAAAATTAATGTAGACCGAGTAATGGCACTACTACAGATTATGATATACAAAGAACAATTGTATAATTATCAAGTAAAGCAAAAGACTGAAAAGGAGAAACAGATTAGATTATTTAATGCTCCTTTATTTAAAAATTACGATAATACTTATGAGCCACAGATAAATAACAGTTTTAGTACAACCACTTATATGTTTACTAACTAATATGGAAAGAAATATATCAAACATGCCTGTACAAAAGCTACCTATGTCTAAAAAGACAGAGGAATGGCGTAGAGATTGTGTAGACTATTTTATAGGTATATCTGGTTTTTCTTCTGCTAACTCGATTCCAGACGAAGAGGAATTACAGAGTTATTATGATTTATATAATAGTATATATAATGAAAAAGATCTTAAGTATGTTACAAATCCTTTTAACCAAGATGATGGTTTTCCAGCAATGGCTCAGGATTATAATATAATTAGACCTAAAATAGATTTATTATTAGGAGAAGAAACAAAGAGACCTTTTAATTATAACGTGTGTAGAACCAGTGATGCTGCTGCTGGAGATATTCAAGAGAAAGCTAAACAAATGTTGCTGGAATATGCACAAGCAGCAATGATGGCTCAATTAGGTCCAGAAGAACAACAAAGATTTCAACAAGCTTTACAAACAGGCGAAATACAGACACCAGAAAAAATACAAGAATATCTTACCAAAAGTTATAAAGATGTCGCAGAAATAACTGCATACAATTCTTTGAACTTCTTATGGAAAAAATTAAATTTACCACATGAATTTGAAAAAGGATTTAAAGATGCTTTATGTGGTGGATTAGAATTCTATTATGTAGGTATTAGAAATGGTGATCCATTTGCAGAGAGAGTTAATACTATGGATTTTAAGTATCCTGCAGAAGAAGGTATTGAATTTGTAGATGAAGCGTCTTGGTGTGTAAGAAGAATACGTACATCAGTAGCTAGTTTATATGATGATTATTATGATAAACTAGATGAAAAACAGTTAAATCATTTGTTAGAATTGGTAGGTCAGAAACCTACTTCTGGCTACGGTCCTGATAAGAATTCTGTTGATGATTATAATCATATTACCTTAAATAGATATAACTCAATTAACGGTTATATGGAAGATAGGGTATTAGATGACGTTATATTATATCATGTATGCTGGAAATCATTTAAGAAAATAGGTTTTGTAACTATTATAAATCCTGATACAGAAACAGTTGAAGAATTTGAAGTAGATGAAACTTATAAAGAAACAGGTAATGAAATAGATATTGAATGGAAATGGATTACTGAAACTTGGGAAGGATATAGAACTGCAGACGAAGGCGATGAAGATGCACTTTACTTTGGAATGCAACCTGTAGAATACCAGTTTGAAAATAGTTCTACATTAAATTCTGGTAAATTACCTTATACTGGGGTAGCCTACAGTAATACTAATAGTAAAGCTAAGTCTCTTGTAGCCATTATGAAACCATTACAGTATATGTATATTATTTTATGGTATCGTTTAGAATTAGCTATAGCGAGAGATAAAGGCAAACTTCCAGTTATTGACGTGACTCAAATACCAAAAAGTATGGGTATTGATGTTGATAAATGGATGCATTACATGAATGCACTGGGTGTAGTATTTGTTAATCCTTACGAAGAAGGATGGAACATTCCTGGTAGAGAAGGTGGTAAACCATCACCATACAATCAATGGGCTTCTATTGATGCTAGTATGGCTAATACTATTAATACTTATATCGGATTACTAGATAAGATAGAACAAATGGTATCAGAATTATCTGGTGTATCTCCTCAGAGACAAGGAGCTATTTCTAGTAATGAATTAGTTGGTAATGTTGAAAGATCTGTAGTTCAATCTGCACATATTACTGAACCTTGGTTCTGGTTGCACAACCAGGTAAAGAAAAGAGTTTTATCAATGTTATTAGATACATCTAAGTATGCTTGGAAAGATACTAAAAAGTATTTACATTATATGCAAGATGACGTTACAAGAGTATTCTTGCAAATAGATGATAACTTTTGTTACGAAGATTTCGATATATTTGTATCTGATAGTACTAAGGATAATCAAGCAATCGAACAATTACATAGTTTGATTCAACCTGCAATGCAGAATGGTGCATCATTATTAGATATTGCCGAGATCATTACTCTGGATAACTTAAGTATGATTAAATCTAAGCTTAGAGATATCGAAAATAATAGAATGCAACAGCAACAGGCTTTACAAGAGCAAGAAGCACAACAGCAACAGCAACTTGTTCAGATGCAGAATGAAGTTAAAGAACAAGAACTTATGCTTAAAGAAGCTGAAATGGATCTTGAAAAATATAAGATTGATCAGGATAATGCTACTAAGATTACTGTTGCTCAATTGAATGCTTATCGTGGTTCTGAGAATATGGATCAGGATATGTCAGGTGTACCTGATCCTATTGAAATAGGTAAACAAGAAATCGAAAGACAAAAAGCTGTATCTGATGCAATGACTAAACAAATGGATATTGCAAATAAGATGCGTGCTGAAGATAATAAGAAAGCAATAGAACAACGCAAGATAGAAGCACAGAAAGAAGCTGAAAAACTTAAAGCTACTATTGAACGTGAAAGAATAGCTTTAGAAAAACGTAAATTAGAAGAAGCTAAGAAGTTGCAGATTCTTAAAGATAAAGCTGCAATGGAACGTGAAAAATTAAAAGCCAAGACCGCCCTTAAAAATAAAGTGGTAGGAGAGGCTAAATCTAAAACTAAAAAATAGGAGGAATTAATTATGGCATGTGGAAGTAAGAAAGGCGGAAGCAAGAAAGGTGGTAAAACTGGTAAAACAGGTAAGTAATATGAAAAAGCTGTTAAATAAAATTAAAAACGCAGCATTGTATACTTGGCAATTACCCCAGAATTTACTGGGGTTAGCCTTGTATCATTGCTATAAAGGTTATGAAGTCTGTACTAAAGAAACTTGTGGTGAGTGTATTAAATGTAAGCTATCTAGTAATATGCGGAGTGGCATCACTCTTGGGAATTATATTATTGTTAATAATATTAAGCATTTGCGTCACGAACTGGGCCATACTAGACAATCGAAAATCTTAGGTCCCTTGTATTTATTAGTAATAGGTTTACCTAGTTTAATACATGCAGGATTACATGCTAAAGTGTGTAAGGATAAAAACTATTATCACTTCTATACTGAACATTGGTTGTTTCCTGAAGAAAATAAATAATTATGAAATGGTCAGATCTAACATTAAAAGAGCGTAAACAAATATATGATGCGGTTAGAGCTGAGAATCCTAATGCTAGCTATTTTGATATTAAATCACAATTTGATTCAATTCCTGGATACGAAGACGGTGGTAAAAAGATAGTACCACCCAAAGAGTTAGGTCTTACTCCAGGTACTCCAGAGTATTATAAGAGACAGCAACAAATATCTGGTAAAGCAGAATTAGTTCAACCTGAAGCATATATAACTCCTGCAGGTTATATAAAAGATGCGATTACTACTGCAGAAGAATTAGAAAAAGGTAATTATGGTAATGCCGCGGTAAGTACATTAATGAATGCCATTCCTTGGGGTGTTGGTAAGGGTTTAAGAAAAATAAAATCTAGAGTAAGTAACACATTAAACACTCCTATTGAAATACATAGTAGTATGGTTGATGAATATCCTTCTATTTTGGCAGAAAAGGCTCGTAGTAAAACATCAAAGAATAAGAAAAAAGTCAAAGAGGAAAGTGATTATGATTCTGAATTTTCTGAAGTAATAAGACGAGATAGAAATATCAAGAAATATGAAAAAGAAATTAATAAGACTATAGAAGATGCGGTGCTACCAGATAAGAAAACTTATGAGTTAGTAAAAGGAATTGATACTGCGTATGGTACAGATTATCTTGATGCATACAAAAGAATAGCTGCAAGAGATATGACAAATCGTGGTAAATATATTAAATATGCAGAATTGCCAGGTAATAAAAATGCAAAAATAAGTAGAGTACGAGATGTACAAGACTATGGACCTGTAGTTGATGATTATGTTATTACTATAGATCCATTACAATATTTACCAGGAACAGCAAATCATGAATTAGGGCATTTAGCTGATCAATTGGCATCAGATGCAAACAATCGTTATTTAACATATTTACTAGATGAAGGTAATATTATGGGTCCAGGAGAATTACGTAATAAAGGAATTAATATTAATCCAAACATGCAAGCGTATTTATTAGATCCTAGTGAATCAAAATCCCATATGTTGCATTTGAAAAGAGCTTTAGTAAATGAAGGTAAGATACATGACTGGAGTTCAAAGGTTAATCAAAATACTATTGAAGATTTTTTATTTGATCCTAGAAATACAGGTGTTGTTAATAATGCTAATAAATTGCAATACAACATGTATAGAAATAAATCTAGATTTGTAGATAGGATAAATAATTTAACTCCAATGGAATTTATTACTCCATTATTATTACCTGTTGCCGGATATGAAATAAATAAAGAATAATCAATATGGAAGAAATTTATCCCTTATATCCAATACCAACTTATAAAGATGGTGGAATACACATAAAGAAGAAAAATAAAGGTAAGTTTAACGCTCTTAAGAAGAGAACAGGTAAAAGTACTGAAGAATTAACTCATAGTAAAAATCCTTTAACACGCAAAAGAGCTATATTTGCGCAAAATGCTGCTAAATGGAATAAAAGTAAAAAGAAAAAATAATCTAATTAATTATAATTATGGATAACAATAGTAATGACACACTATTTGGATTTGAAGCAATATCTAATATGTTTGTAGAAGATCATTCTAACACGACTACAATTACTCCTACTCCGGACGATCCCGATGCGATGACTGATGAGGAGTTAGAAGAATTGAAAAGACAATCAGCAAAAGCTAGACCAGCCACTCCAGGTGCCAAGAACAAGAAGCAGGAACCTGAAGAAGATGAGGTTGATGATAATGACGATGTAAATGATATTGACGATAACATCGACGACGACGATAAAACAAAGAATAAGAAAACTAAGAAAGTAGAAGAAGATGATGATGTCAATAATATCGATGATAACGATGATGATGTAGATGAAGAAGAATCTTCTAAAGTTACAGCATTATTCGATGCTATTGCTGAAGAATTAGAATGGGAATTTGATGACGATGAAGAAGAAGAGAAACCAAAGACTGTAGAAGAATTGGTTAACTATTTTAAAGAAGTTATCAAAGAACAATCAGTTCCTCAGTATGCTAATGAAGACGTAGCTAAACTGGATGAATTTGTACGCAATGGCGGCGATCTTAATGATTATTTTACTCTTACTCCAGAGATCGATTATGAAAACTTTGATACTACAATTGAAAGTAATCAGAAGCAAATTGTTAAGATGCTATTAGCTGAAAAAGGTTTTAACGAAAAGCAGATTGCTCGTAAAATCGAAAAATACGAAGATGCTGGTATCTTAGAAGACGAAGCTGAAGATGCTCTGGAAGCAATGAAGGAGATAGAAGAGACTAAAAAGGAACAGCTATTAGAAGATCAGAGAAAGCAACATGAGCAAATGGTAGCTCGTCAACAAAAGTTTATGGACGACGTTGTCGGTGAAATAAACGCTATGAAAGACATTCGTGGAATTAAAGTTCCCGAGAAAGATAAGAAAGCTTTACTTGCATATATATTCAAAGCAGATGCTAATGGTAAAACTCAATATCAAAAAGATTATTCAAAAAGCGTAAAAAATTTAATAGAGTCTGCCTATTTTACAATGAAAGGCGACACCTTACTTGATACTGCTAAGAAAATGGGTACTAGCTCAGCTATTAAAAATCTGAAACAAAGTCTCAGATCTACGGGTGTTAGTAAAGGTACAAGAAGAATCAATACCAACTCCTCTAACTCTATATTTAGTCGCGCAGTACAACTACTTTAATTAAATAAATTTTATTAATATTTATGGATAACGGAATTTTAAATAATTTACAGATCGGTAGAGGTAAATGGTTTTCAGACCTTGATTAACGGGGGCGCAATGTGGTGACACATTGATGCATTTCTACTGAATTGCTGGGATATCCTAAAGGCGTACTACCATAGTGTAACAATTAAACGCATAGAATATGAAAAATGAAAATGGACAATCAGCAGCCAAATTTGTTGATGATATGATGAAACCTATACCAGGATATGAAGAATTTTATTTGGCATCTAAAGATGGGAAAATATATTCTAAACGGTATAATAAGTTTTTAAAACCTGCAAAATCTAAAGATGGTTATTTACAGGTGTCTTTAGTCGGGGATAATAAAAAACAGTACACCTATAAGGTACATCGATTGATTGCGATGACGTTTATTGATAATCCTGATAATTTACCTGAAGTAAACCACAAAGATTTTGATAGATTAAATAATTTTGTAAGTAATTTAGAATGGTGTAATCATTATGATAATATTAAACATTCTAGAGATGCTGGAAGTTATGATTGCATTTATAAGCAAACTAAAAAAGCATATGTATTTACAAATGTGCTTAATGGTAAATCTTTTACTATTATAGGTTTTAAACAATTATTAAAACAGTTGCATATTACTCCGGCCAACAGCGGTATTATATATAAATACGCTAATACTGGAGATTATGTAAAACGAGGAGTTTTAAAAGGTTTAAAAGTAGATATTATCAACTTAGAGGTTCGACGGTCAACCGCTATCAACGGTGTAGAGTCAAGTGACTCGAAGGAGTAGACATCTCAATGAGATGAAGATATGACCTGATCTTCATAGAAATATGAAGCAGTTATTTTAGAAATCGAAATAACGGGCACGTATTAACGACACGTGTTGAACAATGAGCGTGGATGAAAACATGATTTCAAATGCAATGTTAACTAGACCGTATGAAGTAACACGTGTTATTTCTTATGTATTTGGTTCTAAGGATGATGGTTATAGTACGTCTTTAGACGCTATTACTGGTGGTCTTGGTAACGTAATGTCAATTGATCAGAGAGATTACGAATGGAACGTAATGATTGATACCGATAGAGCTGTAACTATTCGTTCTGCAAAGTGGAATGGACAAGAAATTACTGCCGCTAATGCAGATACAGTTATGGCAGGTTTGGGTAACACACCTATCATGTTGTGGCTTAACGTTATTTTATTATAACAACGGGTCCTTGAAATGGAAACATTTCTCGAAACATTTCGTTAATTGCTGGAAACTCCTAAAGGTTTTTATACCATAGTGTAACAATAAAAACATAGAATTATGAAAGTTTATAAAGAAAATGGACAATCAGCAGCCAAGCAAGAAATTGAGGTAAAAGACATTCCTGGTTATGAAGGAATGTACGCCGTAAGTAAACAAGGCGATGTTTATTCTTATAAGACAAATAAAATATTTAAACCTTCTAAAACAAAAGATGGATATTTAAAAGTAGCACTAAGAGCTGGCGGTAAAGCTTATTACTATAGAGTGCACAAATTAGTAGCTATGACTTATTTAGATAATCCTGATAATTTATCTGAAATAAACCATAAAGATTTTAATAGACAGAATAATAATCTCGAAAATTTAGAATGGGTTTCTCATGAAGATAATATATTATATTCAAAGATCCAAAATAGATTTAAATCAGATAAACCACTAAGAAAGGCTTATATATTCACAAATATACACAATGGTAAATCTTTTACAATACTAGGGATAAAAAATGTTGCAAAACATTTTGGTTTTAAAGATAATAGTATAAAAGTATTAAGAGATCATGTGAATACAGGAGAATATGTAAAAAATGGTATTTTAAAAAATTTAAGAATAGATACTCAAGACTTGAAGGTTCAACGACTAGAGCAGACATGCTCGTAGACTCAAGCGAGTCGAAATGCGAAACCCCTTTAGGGTGAAGATATAGTCTGAACTTCTATGGAAACATAGAGCAGTTGTCAATAACCATAGACAACGGACGTGAAGTAGCGAATCACGTTGAACATATTGCGAAGATAAATGGTTTGGTCCGGGTGCTATTTTGGAATTCGATGACAGAAACTATCAGGTACGTGTATCTGGTGCACCTTATCAGGATGGTAACGAATGGGTTTACACTTGTTTCATTGCTGATGGACAATCTAGTTCTTATATTCCTGGTGAATATTTAGTATCTGGTCATCAGGTATCTCGTTTGGCTTCTGCTTATGAAGAATACAGCGAAGAAGGTGATATCCTGAACTATAATACTCATTTCAAGATGAGAAACTTCTTGTTTACTACTCGTCTGGATTATGATATTACAGGTACAGCTTATTCTACAGTACTGTGGATCGCTTTAAAAGATCCTAAAACAGGTAAGACTTCTTACTTGTGGTCTGATTATCAGGAATGGAAAGCTATGAGAGAATGGTCTAAGAGATGTGAACGTATGTTGGTTTACTCCAAGAGTAATGTAAACAAAGATGGTTCTACTTCTTTACTGGGTACTAACGGTCGTCCGGTATATATTCCTGCAGGTTTGTTGCAGCAGATTGCTCCGTCTAATAGACGTTATTATACTGAATTGACAGCTGAACTGTTGGAAGATTTCTTGTTTGACCTGTCTTATAATATTTTAGGTACTAATGAACGTAAGTTTGTTGCTCTGACTGGTGAAATGGGTATGAGAGAATTCGATAGAGTTTTGAAACAGAAAGCGGCTACTATGAATTTAATTGATACTAAATTTGTAACTGGTTCAGGTCAGTCTTTAGTATTAGGTGGTCAGTTTGTTACTTACAAAATGACTAATGGTATCGAATTGACATTGAAACACTTCCCGCTGTATGATGATACAACTTACAATCGTTTGTTGCATCCAGTTTCTGGTAAACCGCTGGAATCTTATAGAATGACATTTTTGGATCTGGGTCGTAGAGACGGTAAATCTAACATCGTTAAGGTAGTTAGAAAAGATCGTGAAATGGTAATCTGGAATACTTCAGGTTCTGTTGCTCCTGGTGCCGGTTATGGTAAGAACGCAAGTACAGTTAGATCAAACGCAAAGGATGGCTATAGCGTGCATTTATTAGGTGAGATGGGCATTTGCTTGTTCGATCCCCGTGCATGTGGTGAGCTCATCATGGATGTGGAAGCATAATTTGTATTTTTCTGTACACGTTATTGGAACAAAAATTAATTTTTATCGTTATCTAGATATAATTAATAATAAAAATTATGTTTACAGATAACGAAATTAAGAATTTTGACATTTACAAAGCCACTAATAAATTTAATGGCAAGTATTATATAGGTGTGACCACTCAGGGAGTAGGTGCTAGAATGAAAAAGCATTTATATAAAGCCTTGAGTGGTTCCCAATATAATTTTCACAAAGCATTAGCTGAATTTGGTTTGGAAGGATTTTCAGTAGAGGTCATAGATTCTACAGAAGATTTGGAAGAAGCAAAACAGTTAGAAAAGAAATGGATTGAATATTATCACTCAAACAATTCTGAATATGGTTACAACAGCGATTGCGGTGGAGATATCATGTTTCATACCGAAGATACAAAAGCAAAGATAAGCGCTGTACATAAAGGCAAGGATATGTCTAAATTTTATTCCGCTTTAATTCAATATTCATTATCTGGTAAATTCATCTGTGAATACGAAAGTATGGCTTCTGCAGAAAAGAAAACTGGAGTATGTAGAGCGAGTATTATTAGAAGTCTTAAGAAAGCAATAAAAACGCAATCAAAAGCTAACCCTTATATTTGGGTATATAAGAAAGATTATCCTGACGTTCCTTTACAAATTGATCCAACAGATTGGAAGCCAAAACCAAGAGTAAGAACAGTATCTAAAAAGTTTCTTGAGGAAAAAGCAAAGCTTAAAACCGTAGACGGAACTGCATTAAGCGCACCAAAAGCAGTAATACAATACAATAAAGATTATAAGGTGATTAGTGAATATTACAGTATTGCAGAAGCAGTAAGACAAACTGGTATTAGTGCAAACACCATTACTACTTACTGCAGCGGTAAGAACGATAATAAATTAAAAGATCCCAAATTTCTTAAGAAAATTAAATATATCTGGAAATTTAAAGAATAATTATGGAAGTAGTATTAAAATTCGCCCGAGTAAATCCGTGGGCTGGAATAGCTAAATATAAAAATTGTTACGATTATATTGGTACATATTGGACAAGAGCTGGTAACATTCATACAGGTTTAAGTGAAGAAGATGCTCGTAGACTTGAAAAAGCTATGGGTTATGAAGAAGGTCATTTAGCACCTACTAGTTCTTTTTGGAAAACTTATAGTGTAAGATTAGGAGCTAAAGATGTTTTCTTGCATACTGAAAAACCTGAAGATGAATTAGCATATCTGTTTTTAAAAAATCATAAAAGAGTTGCAACTGGTTTAAGCAATATCCGACCTCAACATGATTATGTATTAGTTAATACTGATGCTGAAGCAGAAGCCGCTAACAAACTTAACAAAATTAAACGTGAAGCATTTGCAGAATTTAATAAGATGTCTCTTGAAGAGATGCGTAAATGTTTACGTATTTATGGTCACAAATCAGACAACATTAGTAATGAATTAGTAGAAAGCAAGTTGTTTGAATTGATTGAAAAAGATCCTCGTAAATTCTTCTTACTGTGGATTGATAACAAAAATAAAGATACTCAATACGTTTTGGAGACTGCTATCAGCAAGAATGTAATTCGTAAATCTAAAAACGTATATTATTATGGCACCGATGTGATTGGTAGAAGCCAAGATGATGCAATTAGTTTCTTGAAAGAAAAATCAAACCAAGACATTCTTATGGCCATTATGCAAGAAATTGAATCTAAATAATTATGAATATTAGTGAATTACATATAGCATTTAAAATAGAAGCTGACAAGAATGCCGTTAATATTGGTATGTCTGGTTGTCCTTCTTTTTTACCTGAGGAAATAGATTATTGGTTATATACCGCATACCTCAGTAAAATAGCTACCAAGTTTACGGGCAATAATACTATTAGAACTCCTTTTGAAGAAAATAGTAAACGTGTATCAGACCTTGAAGGTTTAGTAAAAACAGATAAAGGTTTAACACTATTGAGTGAAACAACTAGTAATAGATTAATGCTCAATGACTTTAAATCTACTATTACTTATGGTAGTCAAGCTCAAGATAAACGTATGTATTTTATTCAAGGTATATTACACTTTGGTAGTAAATTAGCTAATGTAAAACTAATAAGTCATGAAAACGCAATGAGGTTCTTAGAGACATATAATAACAAACCTTGGATAGAAGAACCTGTTGCTATACTAGAAGATAATAAGTTGATAGTGTTCGTGGATAGGGATCTTATGACAGGTCCCTATACTATCGACTTAACTTATCTAGCATATCCTAAAAGATTAAATAATCAGGATATTACTTCAGGTATGGATGAAATACCAGAGTATATGCAGTATGAAGTAGTTAAGTTAGCTGCTGATATGGCATTAGAAAATATAGAATCACCAAGAGTTCAATCACATCCACAATATGTGGCACAATTAGCAGAATAGGAGGTATAATATGTTAGCCAAGGAAATGCAAGCTGAATTTGAACGTAGGTTACAATTAATAGATCCTACTCTTACTATAGAACAAAAACCTAATTCTGATCTTATCTTTTCAATACTTAATGAAGCACAAGATCGCTATGTAATGATGAACTATGTTGGTGACGATCAAATGGAAGTTGAGACTAATACTCAAACAAGAAACACAGATTCTATTAAAAGTTTATTGGTTGAAAAAGAACTTACTCAAAGTGGTTCGACATCCAATGGTATTGCAAGGTATAGGTTACCTTACTCCACTACTGATGAGTATTTCTTATACGTACATTCAGTAAGTAAAGTAAAAGGTACTTATAAGCAGTATACTACTGAAACTAAAGTAGATAATCAATTAGTAAAATATAGAGATCTACCAAAGTTTATGAAGACTGCTTATAATACACCAATTGTAAGACAACCAGCAGTAGCTTTAATATCTGATCCAACTACTAAATATATGTATATGGAAGTAGTAGTAGATGCTTACACTACTTTAAGCGGTGTTATTCTTACTTACTATAGAAAACCATTAAGATTTAATACTACAACTGGTGCTTCAAAATGTGAATTACCTGAATCTGTTCATAGTGAAATAGTTGACCTTGCTGTTAATATGTTTATCACAGAAGGTAAATACAGATTACAAACTAAACCATCTAACCAAAGTAATAGAGAATAATTATGAAGTTCATTGAATTACAAACTGCATTTGAAACCGAAATAGGTTTGCTTGATAATAATATTGAGAAACCAGTTACAGCAGATATTGAATATTGGTTAATGGCTGGTTTAGATAAATTTATTAAAACTAGATACTCAGGTATCAATTACAAGCGTACAGCATTTGAACAAGATCAGAAAAGAATTGATGATCTTCGTACACTTGTAACCAATAAGACATATCAGTTTACAACATTCCCAGAAGAACAAGTAGTTACATTACCAACAGATTATATGTTTACTTTAGGTGAAACAGCAGTAATCTATAGTAATAACAACTGTTGGCCCAAGGGACCTAATGGTCAACCTAGGACTAAACACACAGATGTGTTAGAAGCTACTATTGAGAATTTTGATAGACAAAGACAAAACACATTATCAGAGTATAGATTGCATGGTACTTCAGCAAGACCTTTGAGATTATTTCAAGGTAATGAAATCCATTTATATACCGATGGTAATTACAATATAAAGAATTATATCCTCACATACTTGAGGACTCCTAAAAGGATTAGTCTTACTACGGCTCCTTTTGATGAATATACGGATATGCCAGTATCTACTCATCAGGAAATCGTAAAAATAGCGGCTGAATTATACTTAGAAAATAAGGCTAATCCAAGATATCAATCGTATATGAACGAAGTTTCAACAATGGAGTAAGTATACGTTTTTAAATTCTTAGTTTAACCTAACGCGGAAACTTGAAACACAGGAGTAGAAGGGTTAAATACAGTTAAACTAGGATATCCGTTTAACTAAAAATAAATTAATATTATGCTACAGAAAGTAAATACTGTACTGATTGCTAAAACAGCTCCTGCTTCTTTTTCTACTGCAGATGCTTTGGCAGATGGTGCAATTGCTTTGTTTGATGAAAACAAGAAAATTTTAACATCTACTGCATTAGCTGCAGCAGCTAAATCTATTTATGTAGGTGTTTGTGAAGGTAAAGAAGATGTATATGATCAGAAAGGTGCTAAGAGCACTAAATCTGTAATTAGATTTTCTATGCCTATTCAAAAAGGTTCTAATCCTACTTTGGTAGTAACTCCTTTCGTTGCTAAAGCTGAAGATAAGATTGTTATTACTGCTACTAATGTAGCTCCGGAAGTTGGTCATCGTTATGTTTTACGCTTAGTTTATAACGACATTTACGAAGCTCCGGGTCAGTTTACTCATACGTATGAAGTAATCGCTAAGACTACAGCTCCGAAGGATTTGGTTGATGCTTTTGTAAAGAAAATTAATAAACACAAAGAAGCTAGAGTTACTGCTAGCGCTAGTGCAGCTGTATTGACTTTGACAGCTAAAGAAATTCCTTACAATGAAGGTATTACTTTGGATCATGGTTATACTCAGGTATCTGTAGAAGCTTTCATGTGTACAACGATTCCTTCTGGTTTATTGAGCAACGTAATGTATCCGATTTCTAATCTGACAATTGCTAAGACTCAAGGTACTCCGGGTAAGGGTAACGCTTACATTGTTAGAGATCGTGAAGATGCAGCAATGGGCTACAGAGGTATTACTCATAGAGCTAATGGTATCTATCCTTATATTGCTCCGGAATTTAGATCTGATTTGAGTGCAGAATACGATACTATTACAATGGAATGGGATAATAAATATCTGTCTGATGATAATCAATATATTAAAACAACTCCGCTGGCAGTTGAAATGTACATTGTAAAAGATCAGATCAAAACAAATAAATTATTTGTGAATATGATTAAATCTTTCATTTCTGGTGCAGAAGTATCTGAATAAGGATTTAATTAATTTTTAACCATGAAAGGGATTGGGGAAGTTATCCCTAATCCCTTTTCTTTTTATATACGATTGATATGAATGACATAAACGATAGCTTGTATTATGCAGAAGTAAAATTACTTACAAAGTACTGTCATAACTGCTTAGATAACAAGATGAAAGATAAAATCATGATGTTCTTATTCAAAAAAACTTTATATGAAAATGCTATAGCATTAGACTTTACAGAAGATGCAGATAGATATTATAAAGAAATGCTTAACTTGCTTGATATGAGAACATGCAATTGTACTATTAATGACTGTAAAAATTGTAAAGATGGATATTGTGAATTATGTAAATAAGGTTGGGGAATTAGTTAATCAGTCTACTAAGTACAATGCAAAACTGGATAGAGTTTCTATTACTAATTTAGTATTATTGTTGCATTTAGATAAATTATCTAGTTGGGCTAGTACTAAAATAGATGATGAAGATTTTCCCATTACTCAGGAAGATGTAGATAAAATTATAGAATGTATGCATTGTTTGAAAAAACAAATTAATTTCTATCCAGAAAAAGATATCGACGATGATTGTATATTAACAGAAGTAGAAGAACATATAATTCAAGAGTAATATGAATAAAAAGATATCACAATTTGAGGTTACCACATCTTTTGAAGATAATGATATTCTAACTCTTGTACAAGATAAAACTAATAAGATAATTCATAAAGATGATTTTGAAACTAGTTTATCTAGTACGTTTGCAACTAATGAAAGAGTAGATGGTATTGAAGAAGATGTAGCTAATCTTGATACTAAAGTAGACAACAATTATACAGATCTATCCAACAAAATAGTAGAAGGGGATACTAATGTTACTAATAATCTGAATAGTAATATTAATAGTTATTATGATGTATTAAACAATAAGATCATTACTCTTGAAGATAAACACGATAAGGATTTAACTGAAGTTAATGATACAGTACAGGGTTGGATAGATACTATTGATGATAAGTCTACAAAGGAACAATTACAAAACCTATTAAATAGGTTAATTGAAGATGAAAACATCATTACAGCATTAGCAGATTTAATTGCAAATGGTGGTGGTAGTGGTGAAGCACCTGGTTTTCATACACAACCTACTAGTACTATATTTCCATTATCAGGGTATTATTATAATGGGGATACTAGTGATTTAACTACTACAGATACGTTAAATCAAGCTTTATCAAAATTAGAAGGTAAAATTAAATCTGTAGAAGGTAGTATAGGTGGTGATACAAAATATATGATCACTAGTACTGACAACACTCAGCCTACAGATAGTAATTTATATTCAGCTAGAAGATCTGATTTAAACTATATATCTAAAAAGGTTGACGATACAGCAAATGGTTATATCAAGTTTTTAAAAGGAATACAAGGAGGTCAAACATTTAGAGAAGGTTTTCTAGGTGAAGGTGCTTCTTTATATCCGATTAATGGCAGATGGAAGTTTGAAGTAGATGATTTGTTTGTTAGAGGTAGAATGACTGTTAATGAACTTCTAGTAAATGAAATAAAAGCTACTGGTGGAGATATATTAGTTTCAGTTGCTGATCTTGAAATACTAGATGTTACTACTACTCCAGATAATGATTACAAGTGTACATTTGATACTCAAGATGGTACTGTAAGAAATCCTTTTGTTGAAGGAGACCAGGCTATATGTCAAATCTTTGATGGTAAAAATGTTAAAAGATATTGGCGCATGGTATCCGAAGTAGGTACTGATTATGTAGTTTTATCTGATTCTGTATGTGAACCTGGTAGTTCTATTCCTGAACCCAAAGATAAAATTATTCAGTTAGGTAATAGATACCCTGGTAATGAAGATCGTAGATCGGCTATTATGATATCTGCTAGAGGTACAGAAGGACCTAGTGTTACTTTATATGATAATATTGACGATTTTAATTTAGCAGGTAAAGATCGTACAGTTATAGGTAAAAATAGTAGATTTGTTGGTACTTTATCTCAGGTGTCTAGCAATGGAGATATTATAAGAGTACCCATTGATAGAGGACAATTTATAGCTGGCACTACATATTATTATTATGATAGAGTATCATATAATGGTTCATTATGGTTATGTATGGCTACTCAAACCACTAGTATCCCTAGTAAGGAAAATGACGAGTGGTTATTGCAAGTAGAAAAGGGTGAGCAAGGTGCTGCTGGTGCAGATAAAGCTAAATGGGTAGAAATTACTGGAGAAAGATTATTCATGTATGATAATCCTAACTTTGAAGGTACTCCTACACCATCTGTTATTACACTATATTGCAATACTTATAATATAGAAAATCCTGTATTTACTTGGGTAAATAGAAATACAAACGAAACAATAGGTACTTCTCAAGCATTGGATGTACGTCCTGATATGTTTGGTGATCTTAGAAATTTTGTAGTACGTTGTACTGTAGTTAACGGTAAAGAAAGTTTTTATGATGAAACTCAGGTAGCCAAACTTGGAGATGGTGCAACTGGAGAAGATGCTTTCTATATAGACCTGAGTAATGGTAATATGACAGTACCTTATGATTCGTCTGGTAATAACCCCCAAATCACTATTACTGATGTGTATACTTACGTGTATGCTTATCAGGGAACAAATCAATTATATATTGATAGTATAACAGCAGAAACTATTGAAGGTATAGCTACTGTTACTGTGGATGGTGATAAAGTGATATTAAATACTTTAGGATCACCTTCTGCTAGAATACGATTAACAGTTAACATCGGTTCCATGTCCTTTACTAAGGATTTATGGATTAATAAAGTACAAAATGGTGAGAATGGGTTTGATGGAATTGATGCTTGTTATGTATTAATATCAGGAGAGCAGGTATTTAAGTACAATAAAGAAGGTTTAGTTAGCCCATCACAAATAACTTTATATGCTAGTTCGTATGGGATTGAATCTCCTACTTATTCTTGGTATTGGAAAATCGTAGGTACGGATAACTGGAATCTTCTTGAAAACGAGATTACAGAAACTTTAGTAGTATCACCAAACGGTTCATACTTTAATAATTCTGTTAACGAAGTAACTTTTAAAGTAGAATGTACTTCTGCTTTAGGAGGAGCTGTATATCAGGATATGTTAACAATTAATAAATTGTATGATGGAAAAGATGGAGAAAGCCCATATAGAGGTGTATTAACTAATGAAGCTCACACAGTAGCTGCTAACTGGTTAGGAGAAGTAGAATCATCAGAATTAGCAAAAGCTTCTACTAATTATTATTTATATCAAGGTACTAGAAAATTAGAAAATAGTGAATATACTATAACTTATACTAATTTAGATAACAATGCTCAAAATCAATTATCTATTGATACAAATAATAATAAACTTACCGTAGCTAGATTAGGTAATAGTTTTGATAGTACAGTGTTTAAAGTAGAATTTCATGTACCTGCTTCTTCAGCTTCTCCAGTAGTAGATGTATGTGATTTTACTATTACAAAAGCCAAAGGTGGAGTTCCTGGTGATTTTGAAGTATCTATTTATTGTAGATCTAACGAGTCTCAACCAAATCGACCTTCTATGACATCTAGACCTACTTCAGGCGGTACATATAGTAATGGTAACTACTGGTATGTAGATGCTCCTTCTGCAAGCGGTTATGCTATATGGAAAAGTACTGCTTTATTTGATGGAGAAACTGGTTTACTTAAATCTGGAGAACAGTGGACATTACCTACAAAAATATCAGGTAAAGATGGACAAGATGGGCAGACTGGTCCACAAGGTCCTGCTGGACCACAAGGATCTCCTGGAGGTCAAGGCCCTGCTGGAGATCCAGGTCCTGGATTAAATTTCAGAGGGAAATTTAGCGAATACACTACTTATTATAAAACCGCAGAATTAGTAGATGTTGTAAAAAGAGGCGGAGTATTTTATATGGCAGATAGGGCTACAATTTCAGGTTCTTGGTCTAGCTCTGAATGGAAATCATTAAATTCATTTGAGAATATTGCAACTGGTTTATTATTTGCCGAAGAGGCTACAATTGGTGGATGGCGCTTTAGTCCAGCTTCTAGTAGTTATTTTAGATCAACAAATGATGTAGTATGTTTCTATCCATCTACAGATGGTATGACTCCATTTTTGGCAGCAGGTACTGGTTCAAATAAAGGTGCCATTTCTTCTAGTGGTACTAAAATCACAAACTCAAAAGCTCCTTTAAAATTATGGGCAGATGGTATCATTACAGTAGGAGATGGTTCTAGCAGTTCTAGAGCAGGACTAACAGGTGTGGGAACTTCTTCAGACTCTGTAAGAATCTGGGCAGGTACAAATCATGGTAATAGGACATCTGCTCCTTTTAGAGTACTTGATAATGGTAGTATGGTAGCAACAAATGGTACATTTACTGGAAATGTTACTTGTACTTCTTTAATTGCTCAAAATATTGATTCTAGTAACTTCTCAATACCTGGATTAAAAGTATCTGCAGTAGTAACTACTACTCCTTCTCCTGGTTCTGCTTATTACTTTAGAACTAAAGGTTTTGGTATTACTGTTTCTAGAGCAGCTACTGGCAGATACACTATTAATTTTACTCCTGCTAGCACAGCGTATTCTCCTGTGTGCATGATTTATAATACAACAACTAACGTTGGCAGTAGTTTTAGAGGATGGTGTCAAATCGGAACTTTATATTCTGGAAAATTTGATGTAATGTGGTTTGATACCGATGGAAATGCTCATGATATAGATAGATTTGTAGTTTTAATTTTCTCTTATTAAGTATGGAAGTATATTATATAACTAGGAATAGTGCTGGTGTAATAGATAAAGATTTTCTATATAATTACCTAGCAGACAAAATTGTATCATCTTTAGATGAACTTGATGATGATGATAAAATGCTTTTATTAAATGAAGAACAAAGTGCATTTTATCTGAAATATGCAGATTATGTTATAGACGATCCCTTCGCTGTATATAACATGCGTACTCCAGATATTACATTAATCAATGAGCGAATAAAGAAAGAAAGAGAAAATAAATATATCGCTAAGACAGATAAACTTTATATGGCATATATAAAATATAAAGAATTTGGAGAAGATGAAGCAGCAGCTAAAGCTTATAATGAATGGAAACAAGCTGTGTTAGAAATAGAAGAAGCTAACCCATATATTACAGAATAACATGATAAAGAATAATGTATATTATGAATTCTTTGCAAGCTATATGGTACCCAATTCTAATGAAGTTGGGTACTGGATAGACTTGGGAGCAAATTCAAAAGGAAAAGTAATTAAAGTATATAATCCTGATATTAAGTCTTGGGTTAAACTAACAGATGCTACTAGTGAAGATGCTGTTGCTCCTTTCATTGGTTCTAACGGTAACTGGTGGATAGATAATCGTGATACAGGTATCCCTGCTTCTGGTAAAAGTCCAATTATTGGAGAAAATGGTAATTGGTGGGTATTTGATTCTGCATTAAACGAATATGCTGACACTGGTGCTACTGCATATGGTAAGACTGCATATGAATATGCAGTAGATCATGGATATACAGGTACTGAAGAAGACTTTGGCAAAATGCTTAATGAAGTACCTAATGCGGTTAAAGATGCCAAACAAGCCGTAAAAGACTCAAAAGAAGTACTTCAGAATCCACCAAAGATTGTAGATGGTAATTGGTATATCTATGACTATGCAAAAGATACTTATCAAGATAGTGGTATTAATGCCGTTGGTGATGCATTTGTTATTGTAAAGACCTATCCTTCGATTCAAGCTATGCAAGATGATTACAATAATCCTGAAGTAAAGAAAGGACAGTTTGTAATGATAGATACTGGTGATGTTGAAAATGAAGAGGATTCTAGATTGTATTTGAAAGGTAATACTGAATGGAAATTCATATCAGACTTATCTGGTGCACAAGGTATTCAAGGTTTATCAGCATATCAAGTAGCAGTACAACATGGCTTTGAAGGTACAGAAGACGAATGGTTAATCTCTTTAAAAGGTGAGAAAGGTGAAACTGGACCTAAAGGAGATAAAGGTGATACTGGAGAAAAAGGTGCTACTGGTGAAAGAGGACCTCAGGGTTTACAGGGAGAAAGAGGTTTACAAGGTGTTCAAGGTGAAAAGGGTGAACCAGGTATACAAGGGCCTGTTGGACCTAAAGGTGAGCAAGGAGAGCAAGGTATACAGGGAATTCAAGGGCCACAAGGAGAACCTGGTCCACAAGGACCTAAGGGGGATACTGGTTCAGGATTAAATATTAAAGGAGAATTAGATTCTGAATCACAATTACCACAAGAAGGTGTATCTGGTGATGCTTGGTTAATTGCTGGTAATCTATACGTGTTTGTGGGTGAAAACGGTAATGTTGAATCTAATCCTAAATGGAGTAATGTTGGTAGTATTCAAGGACCAGCAGGACCACAGGGACCTGTAGGACCTAAGGGGGAACAGGGAGAACCTGGTCCTAAAGGTGAACCGGGAGCTGATGGAGCACCTGGAATACAAGGTCCAAAAGGTAATCCTGGTGAAAAAGGAGAGAAAGGAGACCCAGGTAGTGATGCTTCTGTAACTAAACAGAATGTAGAAGCTGTACTTACTGGGGATATTACTAGTCATAATCATGATAGTAGATATATATCTAAAAGTAATGCTAGTACATATACCCCTACTGCAGATTATCATCCTGCTACTAAGAAGTATGTTGATGATACTGTAGCAGCAGTAGATGTTACTGAACAAATCTCTGGTAAAGCTGATAAGATTTATGTAGACAGTAAGTTAGATACCAAAGTAGACAAGGAGGAAGGAAAAGGATTAAGCTCTGCTGATTTTACTTCGGCTGAAAAAAGTAAATTAGCAAGACTTAGCGGTTATGTTGTAAATATAGCCGATAATATGATTCCCACAACTGACTCTGGTCGTATTACATATTCCTTTAAGAATGAACAAACAGGTTCTAATGGTAATACTCAATCTAAAGTAATAGAGATACCAGCAGCTACAACCTCTGCTGCAGGTTTAATCACTGCTGAAGGATTTAATAAACTTACTGGATTACCAACATCAGAAGAAATAGATCAAAAGATTAACACTGCTATAGGTTCAGTATACAAGGTAAAAGGTTCTGTAGCTAATTATGAAGCTTTACCTAAAGATAATGTAACAATAGGTGATGTATATAATCTTGAGGATACAGGAGCTAATTATGTAGCTACTTCAACTACTCCAGATTGGGATAAGTTAAGTGAAACAGTAGATCTTAATGGGTATTTAACTAAGACTGATGCAGCTAGTACTTATCAACCAAAAGGCAATTATCTTACTTCAGTACCTGAAGAATATGTAACTGAAACTGAATTAAATGCAAAAGGTTATGCTACTACTACTCAGGTTAATACAAAATTAGATTCCTCTGCATATACTGCTACAGATGTGTTATCTAAAGTAAAGACAGTAGATGGGGTTGGTAGTGGTTTAGATGCTGATTTACTTGATGGTAAACAAGGCAATGAGTATGCTTTAAAAACAGAAGTAATTACAGAGGCACCTTCAGATGGTAAGACATATGGTAGGAAAAACAAACAATGGTCAGAGATTATAGCTAGCAATCAGTACCTTGACTTGACAACTTTATTTCCAAATGAAAGTGGTGCATTATCTGAGGAAAATTATCAAAAGGTAGTTGATGCTTATGAAAATAGAGTGTCTTTAGCACGTGTTAACACTGTGTATTTTCCTTTTAGTATGACAAAGGATGAAGAGTCATATGGGTTGACTATCAATATGTCTGGACTTAATAGCTTTGAGTTAAATGCAAATTTAGTAGTAAATGTAAAGAGGATTTCCGTTTATACAGACGATAAAACATATGTCTGTGCCTGGAATTCCATGAATCTTGTTAATAACGGTGATGGTACAAAATACCTCTCCGACAACGGTCAATACCGCACTCCCCCTACCGCCACCCCCACCACTGCGGGGTATATGTCGGCGGAGGACAAGAAGAAGGTGGATGATATAGTAAATTTCGGCACAGGGAGTAATGCTGTCACCACTCTTGTGAATATACCGACAAGCAAGAGGTTGGTTAAGGCTACCCTATCCTCCGTTTCAAACCTGTCGATAAATGAGTCTGCAAGGGCATTGAATGTAGGCGAAGAGATATATCTTGATTGTAATCCTACCGCTTCTTTTACGCAGCCCATCCCTACTACTGGCAGTTTTAGATCAATGTCCGGTAGTTCTATTATCACTACTTCCGGCGTGCCTTTCGAGATGTCCATTTTGAAGATCGCTACGAGTGGTGTCATGTATTCAATAACCGTTAAAGAGAAAGATTGATATGTTGAGAAGAAGGACGATAGGACGGAAAAAGGTTTTAATTGAAGTTGTAGAAGAATTAACATCTTCCGGGACATTTATAGTACCTTCCGGATGCACATCTATCGATGCTTTTGTAGTTGGAGCAGGCGGAGGTGGAGGTAGTGGCGGTAGTTATTATCCAGGGGCAGGTGGCGGAGCCGGATATACAAAAGTATATTATGGGATATCGGTTACTCCTGGACAAAAATTAACAGTAAAAATAGGACAGGGTAAATCGAATAATAGTTTAGATTCAAATGGTGTGGATGGTGAATATTCATATTTTATAAATACCTCATATAGTGCCCAAGGTGGTAAAGGTGGGTTATATGGTACAGGGAATCCAGAGACTCAAAAAGCTCATGGAGGAAATGGCGGCTCAGGTGGTGGCGTACCTTATCAACAGGGGGGAACTAATGGAGGAAATGGTGGTACTTATTATTCTTACTTAGGCGGATATGGACAAGGGAGTACGACTAAATGTCCATTCAACGATAAGTTATATGCATCTGGCGGAAAAGGAGGAAATGATAGCGATAAAGGTAAAGACGGAATTAATAATACAGGAAACGGAGGAGACGGAGGTCGTGGTGGCAGGAATGGTTTTTCACGCCAAAAATCAACTTACGGAGGGTCTGGAATTATAGTTTTACATTATTTCAAATATAAATAATATGGATAATTATATATATATACAAAAGGATGCAGTATGTATCTACGTCCCAATGCCGGAAAAGCTTGATACAGCAAACAACGATATCGGCACGACATGGGAGGATTATGTTGCAGGAAAGTACGTTTTGCTGACAGAAGAACAGATTGCCTTTAAAGAGGCAAACGAAAGTGCATCCGTAGAAGAAGTGTTCAATATGCAATTGACGCCTATTCCCGAACCGACACCGGAAGAAAAACTTCAAATTGCAAAAGACTTGAAACGTCAGGAAGTCTACAACACTGACTACCGGCACTATTACATAGAGGACAACGATGTATATACATACGACCGTTTGTCTCTAAAAGACCAGTGTGCCCGAAAAGATACGGTTGAAGTAAACGGGAAATCGTATAAATCAGATCTGTTATTGGAAGCTCTCAATGAGATGGCAGACTACAATGATATCTGTATAGGTCTATCAGAAAAGTTACTCTCTAATATTGAAGCTGCCGAGACAGTGGAAGATGTAGAAGCGATTGAGGTGACAGGCTATCCCGATGTAATCCATAGGACAACAGCCGAATTACAGGAAGCTGTAAACTACACGGAAACGCACGATTCCGAGAAGCAGTTATCCCGTATCACCCGTAAATCCGTGTCTGCAATGTCGCTGACGGATGATGAAGCGATTAGTACCAAATACGCACATGCGGAATGGAAAGAATTTATTAACGGGAAGTTGGAAACCGGCAACCGGGTAATTAACGATGACTGGTTATGGAAAGTCCGGCAACCGATAAATCCGGTTCTCGAAATATATCCTCCTTCGGTAGATACGGCTGCTCTTTATGAGCGCATGGACGAAAATCATAAGGGCACTGAATACGATCCCAAACTCTATGCGCCAGGCATGACGCTTGAACAGGGAAAGTATTATACGGAAATGGAAGACGGTGTAAGGAAGAAATATTACTGCTTTTATGGTACGATTAATCCGGTATATGCCCATTTGAAAGAATTGATTAACATAAATGTAAGATTGGTGTGATAACTATTGATTTATCTATAGTAACAGTGGTTCAATAACCGCTATTAGGTATGTAATAGTCCTCTTACAAAGAGGAACCTTTGTTAGATACAATCGTTTACTTTATATATCAAGCTCTAAGTATCATATAATTTTCAGAACGCTAGCATTCTTTTAGATTGTCTAGCGTTTTGTTTTTTCAAAGTTTTACGAATCTTCAATCATGTTTAGATATATAAATGATATTATAATAAAAGCCTCAAGTGTATCAACAGTGAATTATTTTAAAGAACTAATAAATGATGGTCCGATTAAATTTTTTACTTGCATTAGTACTGCTTTATCTAGTGCTGTAAGCACATTCTTTTTACCTATTTGGTTACCAATAGTTGCAGTAGGAATACTAATAATCATTGATATGATATTAGGTATTAGAGTGTCATTAAGTAATGGTGAAAAGATTCAATCTAGAAAGTTTTGGTCAACTGTTAAAAAGCTTTGCTTTAGTTCATTAATGATAAGCTGTGGTCATCTAGTAGATGAATATATATTGACATCCATCGATGCGCACTTAGTTGAGGGCTTTGCTGGTCTTGTTGCTGGTGTAGAACTATGGTCAATGGTAGAGAATCTACAAACATTAGATCCTACTGGACCTTGGAAAATATTCAGCAAGTTCATTAAAAGAAAAGGCGAGAAGTACTTAGATATCACAATTGACAAAGAAGATTTACCAAAGATTAAGAAATTAGTTAAAAAGATTAAGTAATATGAATTATCTTAGAGTATTGATAGTAGCTATTATATCTTACTTAGGAATATCCAATTATGTTTTAAGAAATAAAGTAAATAAATTGGATAAAGAATTGGGAGATGCTCGTAATAATATTGAATCTTATCAATCAATCCTAAGTAATAAACAAAATGAAAATAGAGTATTAAAACTTAGTATAGAAGATTTCAAACAGTCTAAAGATAGTTTAATACAAGAGTTATCAAAAACACAAGATCAACTTAAGATAAAGAATAAGAAGTTAAAAGAAGTAATGAGTATGTCCACAGTATTGACAGATACTATAGTAAAGATAATACCTGTGGATAGAAACTTCAATGTAGAACTTCAGTCAAATCCATTGACTACTATCAAAATAAATAGAATGGATTCAGTTATAACTTGTATTCCAGAAATATATAATCATCAAGATTTATTTATAACCGAAGAAAAAGTATATAGAAAGAAATATAAAAACTGGTTTCAACGGTTAATACATTTTGACTTTAAAAAAGATAAAGTCGAATCTTACAAAATTATCAATTCTAACGATTTAATAAGAGTATTAGATACTCGGGTTATCAAAATTACAAAGTAATTTGCAAAATATTTCAATTTAATATTAATCAATAAATAAATTGAAACTATGCATTTAAGTAGAATATTAGATCAAATTAAACGCCATCCTTCCCCAACAGAAGCTTTAACTAAATTGGGTAAAGCTATGGATAAACATGAAGATAATCTGTTGGAAAAGGGCTTCAGAATACTTAAATCAGAACTCTGTGCTAATGTATATGAAGCTATAAATGGCCCTCACTTTGATGAGGAACATGCTAAATACGCAGTAGAAGGCATGGAAAATGAGGATGGATCAAAAGGCCCTCATTGGACAGTTGAAGAGACAACGTCCATTGCTAATCAAATGGGCATAAATTTAAAATCAGAGAAACACAATAAGTGGGACTGGTATGTAGCCATGAATATGATCTACTCAGATTTTTATAAAGCTGTTGTAGCAATAACTGGTGGAGCTAGTACCAAACATTTTGCAGAACTTACCAAAGCTTGGATTTGTGACAAAGACATCTCAGAAGGCAAGATGTGGCATTACTATGTTTATATAATGTGTGACGATGAAGATAATGATTATAAAGCATATGAACATATGTCTCATGATCGTGAATATGATTCAGATTATAAATATGGTAGAGAAAGAAGATCTTCCGGTAGAATGTCATATCCTTACTCTAGATATGAAATAGAGGATGAATATGAATATTCTGATCGTTATGCTTATCCTGAAAGAAATAGAATGGATAGAGATAGACGTGAAGAAGATATGAAAAGAGACAGAGATTCTCGCAACACATCTGTTAGATATTTCTAATTATCAAAATAAATAAATCAATTAAAAATAAATCATTATGTTAGAAAACGAAAGAATAATTGTAGACCGTGGTGGTATTGACCCCGGTATCGCTGCTTTGATGCAAAATGCTAATAAAGGTTTTGATCCTGCTGCTTTGATGGCTATGATGAACAACGGTAATGGTATGTTCGGTGGCAATGGCGGTTGGTGGTGGATTTTCATCATCGTGCTCTTCTGGATGTGGGGCGGATGGGGTGGCAACGGCTTCGGTCGTGGCAACCAGGCTGAGACCAACTCTGACTTCGCTCGTTTAGCTGCTATGGGCAACCAGAATAACAACACTGATTTGTTAATGCAGGCTATCAACGGTAACAAGGATGCAATCAATACCTTGTCTACTAACTTGAACTGTGACGTTAAATCAATTGACACAGCATTGTGTTCTATTCAGAATGCAATTGGTAAAGTTGGTGGTGAAGTAGGTTTCTCTGCAGAAAGAGTAATCAATGCTGTTAATGCTGGTGATTGCAATGTAATCAAAGCTATTAGTGACTGCTGCTGCACAACTCAGCGTTCTATTGATTCAGTTAATCTGAATTTAACCCAAATGAATGCTGATAATAGATTATCTATCTGTCAACAGACTAATACATTGCAGAATGCTATTACTTCAGGATTTAACAACTTGTCTAGTGAAAACGCTACAAGATTCAATATCTTAGGTTCTAAGATTGACGCACAGACTCAGATTATCAATGATAAATTCTGTCAGTTAGAAATGAGAGAAATGCAGAATAAGATTGATGCTCTGCGTGATGAAAAGAATGCATTGCAGACTTCTGCCATTACTCAACAGCAGACTCAGAATATTGTAAATCAGATTAAACCTTGTCCAGTTCCTGCATACCTGACATGTAATCCGTACGGATGTAATGGTGGATTTACAGGTTATGGTTATGGATATGGCTATGGTGATAGCTGTTGCGCTTAATAAGAAAGGAGGTTATTATGTTTCCTTTCATGTTTAATCCTTACTTTGGACGTAACAATACCGTTCGTATTTTAGACCAAGTAATACCGAAAATCAATACAATAAGCGTAAGCGATTCAACAGAATCTACAGTTCTGGGTATCTGTCCTAAAGTGTGGTGTAGACTTCCTAGAGAAGGTGTATTTGTATTAGAGGTTAGACATACTCCTGCCACTGCTAGTGCAACACTTCCTGTGTTTGTATCTACTACTGGTTCAGTAAGCACCGCTTCAAATAACAACAATATACCTGTAGTAAAAGGAGATAGCACACCATTAGTTGGTTCTGAAATCTCTGCTGGTAACAGATATTGGGTTTATTACAATAAATGCGATAATGTTATTCAGGTTATGAATCATTACACTGTGGCTGCAGCTCCAGCTGCCTAATATATATTAATATAAAGTATATGGGCAGCGAGTAATACCTGCCCATATCTTTTTTAAACTTAAAGATATGACATTCTCACAGTTAACGCCGGGTACTAATATACACGTACTCGAGATTACAGGTACTTTTAAAAAGAGTACTACATACAGTTTAGGTAAAGTAGTAAGTGTATCAAAACCCTACGATGAACCATTGCCACCAGGTCAATTCCCAATGCCTATGCAGAATAGGCGTAAGCTTGTAGATTTAGTTATCTCTTGTGACGGTGAGCAGAAGAAACTGTCAGTATCTGAAGATAAAACAATGATGACCGATTCTACCATCGGACTTACTATAGCTACAGATAAAACTCAAATCCGGACATAACAACCAATGTGACAAAAGATTTCAAAGAACTTGATGAATTAAAAGCTGAAGTGAAAGAGCTTAAGCAACTTTTACAAAATGTAACTACTGTTCGTCCAGAGGTTAAAATAGAAACCCCCTCATCTGAGGAGAAACAAATTGAAATCTAAAACACAAAGGTTGGCTATTTAGTCAACCTTTTTTATTTTAATATTATATGAGTACATACAATAATAAATACGATATATTAGGAAGTACGATTAAACCTAATCCTGCATCTGTTAAGTATTGGGCTGACTTAGCATCTAACCCAAACGGTGGTGACCTAAAATACTTTAATGGTAAAGATTGGGTTTACGTAAACAGTAAAGCCACTGGCGATATTACTGAATTGCAAGAAGATGTAAAACAACTTCAAACAGATATTAAAAACAAAGTAGATAAAGTATCTGGTAAAGGTCTTTCTACTAATGATTATACTACTGCGGAAAAGAACAAGTTAGCAGGTATTGCAGCTAATGCAAATAATTATATATTACCTACTGCTTCTGATTCTACTCTGGGTGGTATTAAAACAGGTTTTGTATCTACTGATACTAAGAAGGCTGTTAAAGTACAAGATGGTAAAGCTTATGTAGAAATAGATTCTACTAACATTGAAATTAATGATATACCTAATGCTGAAAGTTTTTATTCTTATGGTGTATCTTGGCAAACAGGTTCATTGAATGCAACTTTAGCTAGAATTGGTAATTTAGATTTACATCGTTCTTTACCAATCCAGAATAAGATGAGAGGATGTACCTTAGCAGATAATGGTACAGTAAACCATTATTTCAAAGATGACTGGTCTGCTAATGAAGATGGTACACCTATTAAGAAAGATGGTAGCGATGGTATGGTGATGATTGAAATACCTGAATTCTATGTAAAATGCCAAAGTAAGAATGGTATAGATAGTATGCGTATTTCAGAATATGCATTAGATGGTTATACTCTAGTTAAAAAGCAATATGTATCTGCTTATGAAGCTACTGTAGATAGAACTAAATCTGATACTTTGAAATTAGCTTCTGTAGTAAATACTACTGCTAATTTTAGAGGTGGTAATAATAATGCTGAAAGAGATGAAGCAGAGAATACTCAATTGGGTATGCCACTGACTTCAACTACTAGGGCTAATTTTAGAAAATATGCTAGAAATAGAGCTACTGGTACTAAATGGAATATGTTAGATTTCTTTGCAACAAATACTATTTGGTTACTGTATACTATTGAATATGCTAGCTGGAATTCTCAATTAGCTTTTAATGCTAATTTAACAGATAATGGTTTTAAACAAGGTGGTTTAGGTAGTGGTGTTACAAAGGTTATCTATAGTGATTGGAATACTTTTAATAATTATTATCCAATTATTCCTTGTGGTACTAGCGATGCTCTTGGAAATAAAACCGGTGAAGTTGAATATACTTTACCTTCTACTTTTAAACCAGACAATGTAGTAAAAGTAAAAGTACCTAGATATAGAGGTATAGAAAATCCATTCGGACATCTTTGGAAGAATGTTGACGGTGTTATTTTTGATATTAAATCTGATGCAGATGGTGGTACTAGTACTATATACTTAGCAAAAACCGAAGCTGATTATGGTGACACTGTTACCGAAGGTTTTAGTGAATTAGGACAATTATCTAGAAAAACTGGTTATATTTCTAATACTTACTTGGGTACATTCATCCCATCAGAAGCAACAGGAGCTAGTTCTACTACAGGTAGATGCGATAACTTCGAAACCAGTATAGCTAGTTCTTCTTTAAGAACTTTGTACTACGGCGGTCATGCTTTTTACGGCGCTGATACCGGTCTCGGTTCTTGTAATTCGGCTACTACGGTCAGTGCTACGGTTGCTCATTGCTGCTCTCGTTTAGTATATAGACCATAAATATTTATAGGTTGATGTCAAGTAAAAAACAGCAGTAATGCTAATAACAGCACTAATGCCAGTCTCAGTTATTGTAATTCTATCAATTTTTGTAAAAAGTTAGTATTAAGGGTTTGTAAGAAATATAATCTAACAACACCTGAAATATTTGTACCTAAGAAAGATATTATCAAATGTCTTAAATAGGAGATTAAAGTTTATAGGTTATAAAATCTATAATAAATATTTTAAATTATATGTAATTACTAACAAACTAATTAGTGTTACATCTAAAAGTAAATTATTATTAAGTTTATTAATAAGGGATATTATAAATACTTATATAATTATAATATTTCATAAAAGATATAATGCATATGAAATCTTGCTATAGTGAACGTCCTGAAATGATTCAAAAGTTAGATAATAATTCTTACGCTTTTAATTATAACATTGAAGAAGTAAAGAAGGACGATGAAACATATTATGAATGTGAACAAGTAATTATTAATGAATCTAATATCAATGATGATTCAATTATTCGTGACGTATTACTTAATAATTGGGATGTGAATCAGCAATTGAAAATGGTTAATGATTACTTTGCATATAAATTGGGTCTCAACAAAGATGAAATCTGTAAAACTAGATATGAGAATTTCTTAGAGTTTAGATCTAAACTTAAAACAAGTGTAACTAAAAGTATAATCTAATGGAACTCAGATTAGATAGAATATTTCGTACTAATGAATATACTATTGGGGAGTTATATGTAGATGGTGCATATATATCGGATACACTTGAAGATCCAGTAAGACCATTACCTGAAGTATGTCCTAATACACCTAAAGGAATTGCATGTAAATGCAAGGAAAAGGTGTATGGGGATACTGCTGTACCTGCTGGTACGTATGAGGTGAAATTAAGCTATTCTAACCGTTTTAAGCGTATTATGCCTGAGATACTTAATGTACCTCACTTCTTAGGTATACGTATTCATACGGGCAATTCTAGCGCCAAAGATTCCAGTGGATGTATACTAGTAGGTACTTGGGATGGGATGAAAGAAGATTGGATATCTAATTCTACTGTAGCTTATAACAAGCTTATACCCCCACTTCAGAAGGCGATGGATAATAAAGAACAAATAACAATAACAATAAATAACTTATAAGTATGAAGAAACATTATGAAACACATGTAGAAGATACAGATAAGCTTATAAGTGTTGCAGGTCCTGTATTAGATTATAAGTCTTGGTATGAACAATACAGGAAATTAATGGAAGAACAAGCTCAACGTAAATATGGTCTTTATACCCCCACTTCAGAAGGCGATGATGATGACTTCCCATCTATTACAGGTATGATTGCAAGGTATTCAGCATTAGGTCTTACTAATGAACAAATGGCAGAGAACCCTGTATGGAAAGACCTTACAGGTAATGGGCATGATTTACAGATGAAGAATTTCGCTTGGGGTGGAATGAGTGGGGTTGGCGGGTATGGCGATGAAAATTACCAAACATTCTACAAATTCACATTAGATGATTATGTCTTTATAGCTAGCCCACCTGGTGTTAAGCACATGAATTTTACGTTTAGGGTAACGGGGTTACAGCCTGGAAATAAATTAACATTAGCTTTTTTTGGAACAACGAATACTGTCTACGGTACATGGAACAAAGATGGCATATATACTGTTAATTCAGCAGTAGTTGAAGTTGGTAAACCTGTATATTTTTATAACGGATATGGATCAACCAGAGGAGAGTTTACGATTGAAATCCTACCCCTCTACCCCGGCGCACTCGTCTTTGATGGTGTAGATGATTACGGTACCTGTGATAACTTCCCTATTCTGACTAAGGAAAAGGGATATACGGTTGTAGCGTTGAGACAGTGGATTTCAATGGGTGAAGGAATCTTTGGATTAGTATCTAATGTAAAGAATTGGTTCAATGATGGTGCTTTCGTTTTAGAATACAACAGTAATAATGCAACTAATAAGTTTGTTAATAGACCTATATCTTTCGGAAATGTTAATATAGAGATGGATTTGCCAAATAATTTTACCTATCAAACATCTAAAAGTTATAAAGGAGTACCTATAACAACAGGTTCTTTTAAAGGGACAAACTCGCTTTTTGTTGGAAAATTAAATAACATCATCGGAAATTGTTCTAATGTCGCTATCTGGGAACTTGTATTTCTCGACCACGACGCCACCGAAGAAGAACTGACCAAGATCAAAGACTACTTCGTTAAAACCTATCCCTGGCTCTTCCCCGATCAAGCATGGACAGTGGTAGGCAAAACCAACGAGGACGAAGATCGTGCTACTATTGCCAACATTACGGGCAATGGTAATGATCTTATACTGTCGAATTTTGGGTTTGCAGAAGGGAGTGGGTATGGGTTGTATGCTGAGAATTATGCTGGTGGTAGATGGGTTCAATCTACTGATAGAGCGGATTTAACTTGGACGAGTTATTCTGTAAATATAACTTCAGTTAAAGTTGCGTCTACACAGTTATATTATCAATCCTATCCTGAACAACCTTCTTTTATAGTTCCTTCTTATAAGATAAAAGTTTATGGACTGAAAGATGGTCAAACCCTATCTTATAGACAAGCAACTTCTGAAGGGCAACAATTATATAAAATATCAGAAGATGGAACTTATACATTACCGTCTTTTCCATTTAAAGCAAATGGAGATTGGTATGGATTTACCTTAAATAAGGTACAAGAATCCTGTGACATTACTATAGAGCAAATCCCCGAATACGAAGGTTACCTGGTTACTGATGGGGTGGATGATAAAGCGGTTAGTAAACAGTTTAAATTTGGCGAAAATTTTACTGTTATATTAGATTTTAAATTCCCCGTTAAAAAGATATCTTATTGTGGTTTTGATTTATCATCAAAGGTTAGAATCCAAAATCTTCAAGGTAGTGGTGTGTATGTCGTATTAAAGGGAAATAAAACCTTGATACCATCAAATGTAGTGAGAGCCGTAACTTCAGAGGGTAAAGTATATGATGAAAATTGGAATGAATACAATATTGTGCCTGGCAATATATCATCAAATTATACAATGGTAAATTTAGGCTTTGATGGAAGTAATCAATTTGCTGAGTCGGCAACTAAATTAGCTGGAATTTATAGTAGTACTTTATCCAAAGACGACTGTATCAAAGCATATAACTATTTACAAACTTTAAAAGCAAAATAATATGAAGTTTATAATAATACCAAAAGAATTATTTGATTCTATTCCAGAAGAAGCAAAAAAACAACTAGGAATAGATAATCCAAGGATGAACATAGATGAAACCGAAGTATTACTTCATATTAAGCATTATGATGTTTTATTTCCGCCTATGATGACTTTGGAAGAAGATGATAATAGTGATATCGTTTATCCGTTTCCAACATACGATGCAACATCAACAGAATTCAATAGTTTAATCACTTCTGATGAATGGAGTACAAATACTAAAGACTATGACATTTAATTCATTAAATACAATAATTGATGATATTTTGCTCATTGTACGTGATAATAATATCAGTGAATCTGAGAACTTATCACGTATACAAATAGAGCAGTGGATACATCAATATAGAGCATATTTAATTAAACAGGATCTAGATAAGGGTAGAGATATAAATCCAGAGTATATACAAACTATTGGACCTTTACACATATCCAAAGTAAGTAATTGTACTGGCGGTTATAACTACAAATCAGATGAAGAGATACCTAATTTCATTGACTTACATTTTGGTTTAGGTTTAGTTGCTGTAAAAGATATGAATGGCGATTTAATTCAACTTGGTACAGAAACCAAAGCTAAATACCAAGTAAGTAGAAAATATACTTGTAGTGATTACATCGCTTATATAAAAGGTAATCATCTGTACATACTTGGTCCTGAACATTTAGAATATGTTAAAATAGAAGGTATATTAGAAGATCCTACCCAAGCTGGTGAGTGTTTTGATAGAGATGATACTCCGTATCCAGTGCCAGCAAATATGATACCTACGATTAAACAAATGATATTTGAAAGAGAATTGAATATCATGTTACGAGTCCCTAGTGACACTACGAACAATAGTACAAACGACGTCAACAACGAACTGAATGCAAGAAACTAAATACAATAGAAAAGCTTATACGATTGCTGACTTCTATGATAGTTATTGTAATTACGTAGAAGACAATCCACTATATCAGGTTTCTTATAAAGTATTTAGACAAATTGTTTCAGACTACTTTAGATACTTAAGAGACGAGATAATTGAAAACGGAAAAGAAGTCAGATTACCTTGTAGAATGGGTACATTATCCATAGTAAAGCATAAACCTAAAGAATATACTGGTAAGAGTTTAAGGATAGATTACGCTGAAAGTAAAAAATACAACAAAGTAATTTACCATCTTAACGAACATACTGGGGGTTTTAAATATAGATTTTATCACAATAAACAGAATATGCTTACTAAGAATAAAACTAAATATCAGTTAGTTATGACTAGGGATAATAAGAGACGTCTGGCACAAATATTAAAGCAGCATGTAAGAGATTACATCGAATTATAATTATACAATATGATTACAAAATTAACATCTGTAAAGACTGTAATAGCAAAGATCATAGCAGACCTAGATCTCAAAGAAGATGACACTAAGATTAGTGATATCACAGAATGGTGTGGAGAAGCTATTGAACAAATAGGTGCTATTACTCAATTTATACCTAAAGTTACCGGTGTTGAGGGAGTTCCCGCAGTAAAGATCAATTGTCATCAAGCTCCACTGCCTTGTGATCTACATCAATTGCATCAAGTGGCATACTCATTTAATTGCAATGGCCCTTGGTTTCCCATGAGGAAAGCAACAGGATCATTTGCTGTTTGGGGATGTGGTGACAATTGCTGTGAAAATAAAAACTGCGAATGTCTTACTCCGGAAATGATCATTCAGAATGATACTTTGGTGAATCTGGTGGTTGATATGTACGGAAATATTGATAAGACTGAAGCTATTGAAATGATTAATAGTAATCAAAATCTTAGAACTATCTTATCAAATTTAATTAATTTGCATACTTATGATATTCACAGTTTAAATTCTATAAGCTCCACAAATCCTAGTTTAGGTTTTCAATATACCGTGAAACCAGGTTTTATAATGACCAATGTACCAAATGGTTATTTAAAATTATCATACAGCGCTATACCTACTGATGAAGAAAGTTATCCGTTGATACCAGACTTAATGTCTTATAAAGAAGCTATTTACTGGTATGTTACAATGAAAATGAAATACCCAGAGTATCTTAATGGCAGAATGAATAGGGAAGTATATTATGATATTCGTAGATCTTGGAACTTCTATAGGAATCAAGCATATGCTGAAGCATTGATGCCTAATGAAGATGGTCTAGAATCTATAAAAAACAATTGGAATAAAATTGTACCTGAATTTAGAGATCATAATTCTTTTTATAGTCATACTGGGGAACGTCAAATAATTTATAATGCTACTACATAATGAATGCACAAAGACAAACAAATACGTGGACAAAAGGTATGAATTGTGACTTAGATTATTCAGTCATAAGTTCAGACCAGTATCAATGGGCAGAAAATATACGTATTATTGCCAATGATAATAGTTCTACTGGAGTAATGCAGAATATTGAAGGCGTTCGTAAGCTCAATCCTACATTGACATTGAATGGTGAAACAATAGTCCATACAAATGCAATTAGGGATTGGGCAATTGTGTTTACTAAGAAAGGTAGTAACTTCAATATCTATAGATACGATTTTGGTGCATCTGAAACTGAACCTATAGTGACTACAGTAGCGTCCAATGTAGCATTGGATATTCCTATTATAGATGGTCATTATGCTGTTAGTAGTGTTTGTAAATGGGAATCTGATGATTTAGTTAAGATATACTGGTGTGATGGGGTACATCAGATTAGAGTATTAAATGTAGCCACAACTCATCCTAATCTTAATGTAGACTCTTTAAATATATCACCAAAGAGTCAATTACCACCTTTATTCTTTAAAGGTTTAGGTACAGGTGGATTGAAAGCCGGTAAGTATCAATATTGCTATCAACTATTTAATCCCAGAACATCTGAAACGTCTATATCTGTTTTATCTCCAATTATTACAGTATCTAGAAGTTTAGAAAATACTAACAGCCAAGATATCTATGGTAGTTCTAAAGAAGAAACTACTAATAGGTCCATTAAACTACAGACTACTGTTGATACTAACTCTTTTAGTAGAGCTAGAATAATTTCTATATATTACTCTAGTAATACTGCAGAACCCGTTATCACAGTGATAGATGAAATAAGTATTTCAAATAATACTTTAGTCTATGAAGATAAAGGTGGTTCAGTTATCGATGAGCTTACTCTAGAAGAATTCAATGGTTTAAGTACTTATATATTTACTCCCAAAGTAATAGAATCTAAAGATAACATGTTATTTGCTGCTAATATCACTGAACAGACTTGGGATATTAGTGATGATGAATTTGATGCTAGAGCATACAGATGCAATAAGAATGGTCAAATATTATTAACTTCTACATCTGGACAGGATTCTATAACATTTTCTACTTCAGAAATAAGTACTAAAGATATACCAACTAATCACGACTGTATTTGTCCTGCAAATTATGATGATAATAGTCAGTATTTATATGCTCCAGATGCTACAGGTAAATATGTATATGGTGGTATAGGTAAAAATATTTCATATAGGTTTATAAAAACCAATCTAATTGAAAGTGATGCACCTACATCTAGGACAGGTTATGCTGAAGATTCTTTCTCATTAAACTCTAAAGCACGCTCTACATCTACTCTAGATTTATATAACATTGAGGAAGATGGTTCCTGGTCAGATGCAGGGTCTTTGTCTTTTGCTGATGCTACTGCTAAAGTGTTAAACTATAGTAATAGTGAAGTAGAATCAATGGCAAGGAGTTATATGAGAGATGAAATATATCGTTTTGCTATTGTATTCCACAATGAAGAAAATGTAGTATCTTCTGCACACTGGATCGCAGATATAAGAATGCCTAAAGCTAGTGCACCCGGTTATAACATCTTTACTTCAGGTATGCGAGTAGACATTGGTGGTAATACCACTAATAGCCTAGAAGTAGTTACACACCCGTTAGGTGTGCAATTCACAGTTAATATACCAAGCGATTTAATCCAAAGTAAGAAGATTACTGGTTATGAGATTGTAAGATGTGAAAGAACTATTTCAGATAGGACAATATTGATGCAAGGAGCTGTTAGTTGTGTTTGTAATTATGATAATACAAATCAATTAACTGCTTTTCCATATCTTACTTATTCTACTTCTCATGGGATGGTATCACAAAATAATAAATATGCACATGCTTTTGACTTTAGTAGTCAGAATGCTAATGAATATTTCTTATTTATATCACCAGAAATATGTGTTAATAGGACAAATGCATCTGAAGTAACAGGAAGAGCTACAGAGATTAAAGGTATATACAGACTAAAATCTTCAATATCTCCTGATGAATCTATGGGTAATGGTACTCCTGCTAATGATAAGGTTGTACCCAACGGTGATAAAGTCAAGGTATTAGTTGGGGCAAAAGCTTCAAAACATGATTTAAAGAATGTAACCTCAAACACTTCTACTAGTTGGGCTAAGAATAGTGGTTGGGCTTATACTTCAGTTACAGCTATAGGTGATTCTATAAAACAATCTACTGCAAATAATGCAATTTATATGGGTGCAGAATCATGGTATGATGCCACTTTAGCTAAGTATTACAATAAAGTTACTACAGGGGGATATAATTCAGCATCAATTCAAGACATTACAATTGCTACTAATACAGATCCCTTTGACTTAGATGACGATGCATGGAGAACTAAAGCTACCAATGTAGGTAGCATGGTATACTATAACTGGGTATACGGAGATACATCTAAGGCTAGTGATTATGATGACAATAATGTTAGGAAGGTTGGACCTCACGGGATATGTGCAATATTCCAGAGTACAGATATGACTTCTCGTAATACTATGGTTGGTGAAGTACCAGAATTAGCTGCCGGACCAGAAAGTGCTAATGCAATTCTCATTGCTAATTTAAGACAATCTGTAACACCTTATGGTGGCAATAGTTATGCTACAAGACAGAACTCTGTATATATAGGTACTGGGTCTTATGTCAATGCAAAAGACAATAGTAATACTAAAGTAAATGTATTCGGTGGTGATACGTACGTTGGTGTATTAGATTATGCTAACTGTATGTTTGCATATCATAACGCTAGTGATAACTATGAACAACCAGATAATGAAAGAATTAGAGCATATAATGGTGCTTATATACCATTAGAGTCTTCTATTAATCTTTCATTGAGAACTGATACTGTAGGTACAGCTAAAACCTATGAATCTGGTACAGGCTATGCAAACCATTTTGTAGAGAATGATATTGTACAAGTAGGTTCTATATATGTTCAGAATACGCCATTATATGCTTATAATGATGCTTATTCTGCTCAACCCAGAGCTAAAAACTACGTTAGTAAATCAATCTATAGTATAGATAATTTACATACAGATACCAGAGTAATGAATTCAGAACCTAAGACTAACTTAGAAGTAACAGATTCGTGGACTAAATTTAGAGTTGCTAATTACTTAGATGTCGATACTAGATTTGGTTCTATAAATAACTTAAAGCTGTTTAAAAATAACTTGTTGTTCTGGCAAACTGACGCTTTTGGCACACTTGCTGTAAATGAACGTTCTCTTATCCAAGATAATAATGCAGGTGCACTTACGTTAGGTACAGGGGGTGTATTAACTAGGTTTGATTACTTTACTACTAAGAATGGTTCTAAAGAGAATCAATTAAGAACTGCAACACAATCAGATAGTACAGTATATTGGTATGATGCCGATAGAAATGAAATATGTGGTTTTGATAATCAATTACGTACTGTATCTAAATTAAAAGGTGTACAATCTTATTTACACGATAATAAGGATATAATTACAAATGATCCTATATCTGTATATGATAAAAAATATAATGAAGTTCTTCTTACTCTAGAAGATAAGACTTTAGTATTTAATGAACAAGTTGGAGCTTTTACTTCATTCTATACTTATAGACCTGATTGGTATGCTGAATTTACAGATAAATTAATGATATATAAGAATTTAGCGGTATATAAGTATAATTCAGGTAACGAATTAGATATGTTTACTGGCAAAGATAAAATATCTTATGTTAGATTTATAGTAAATGATAAGTACCCTCAAACTAAAACATTTGATAATGTTGAATATGGTGGTGACTTTACTTACGATACTAACTTTGATAACATCTACTTTGAAACTAAAAGACAAACTAGTTTCACTCTTACTCAGGATGATATAGACTATAGAGAAGATACTTATAAATTCTGTATTCCTCGTAGTAGTAGAGAATTAAATGAGGCTGAAGAGTTAGTAAACAAATCCTATAGAGATAGAATGAAAGGGAAATATTTAATCTGTCATTATAAGTATGATTGTAATGGTGGTAATACATTTAAAGTTCCTTATATTAGTACAGCATACAGATATTCATTGATATAATATGAAAAAGAAAATAAATAAAAAGAAAGTTCCAGCTTATGCTTTTGGTATAGATCAAGGTTTAGAGGTTGCTTCTATATTGGGAGCTGGTTTACAAGGCTTTACAGAAGAAGGATCTGGTGCAGATATTGCTGGCAGTACTCTAGGGGGTGCTGCTAAAGGTGCTTCTGTAGGCTCTGCTATTCTTCCTGGTATTGGTACAGCTGTAGGTGGAGCTGTAGGTGGTGTTGGCAACCTTGTATCAAGTATCTTTAGAAAGAATGCAATTAATAAACAGAAGCGTATTAAAGCAAATGCTAAAGAAATAGCAATGGGGAAAGGTAATGCAGCCACACTTGAACAAAAATATTGGGATGATAATTCTTTAGCTTATACTTTTGAAAACGGTGGTATATTGCCAGATTTAGCTTATGTAGATAATAATGAAGTAATAAGAGATGACTTTGGTAATATTGCACAAGTACCTAATAGTAAACCAGGTACAGATAATCATTTAATAGATGCTTCTAATCTTGAATCTGTCTTATCTGATAAGATCAAAAGACCTGGTACAAACAAAACATTTGCACAAGAAGGTAAAAAATTAGTTAATATGACTAAAGGAAGTAAAGGAAAAGATAGATTTGCTCGCAATGCTGATAGATTAAATCAGATAAATGCAAATGCAATGTATGAACAACTTCTTACAGAACAAGAAGCAGTTAAAGCTAAAAAAGGTGTCAAACCTAAAGTAAAGGGAATACCGGCATATGAAGATGGTAAAAGATCAGGTATAGCCCAATGGCTTGTTGATGAATTTAATTCTAATCAAACAGGTACAACAAAATCTGATGCAAAGAAACAAGCAGCTAAAAACATATTAGAAAATGGTTTTACGCCAATTGTAAATTGGTTAAAATCTAAAAGTGGTGATGCAAGAGCTATGGATAAAACTCCATACAGACGTAATTATGTTACAGGTTCAGTAGATAGAGACGTAACAGCTTTACAGAACTTCGTTCCAACATTCGACAATAGTGTAGATGCCATTACTGGTGAAACAATTCCTGTAGGTGTAAATGAACCTATATACGATTTGCCTGAAGTACCATTTCCTGATGCAGCACCTATAACAAAGGTTAAATCTGTTAGGAAACATACTCCAGCAAGTAAGCCTGCTAAAGCTACTAACTCTCTTAATCAAGCTCCTTTACTGGATATTGAAGATTTTAATCCGTCTTTAACATCTGATCCTATTTATGCTCCATTGTTAAATATTGAAGAATTTAACCCTACATTAACACCAGATGAGATTAAAACACCTGGTAAGTCTTCATCTAACTTTGGCAGTCTGTCTGGTTTATCTCCTATACTGTATAATTGGATTCAAAGTAGACGTAGACCTGAAACAGAAGATCAAGTCCTTAATCCTTATACTGGGGCTATTAATAGAGCTATGGCTAGTCGTAGAGTTAATATAGAACCCACTCTTGCAGCTAATAGAAGATCTAGAGCAATCGCTCGTAATAACATGGCTAAACTCAATCCTAACACGGGTATGAATTTAGCATATGGAAATCAATTAGCTACTGGGGAATATGCTCAGAATGCTTCAGTATACGCTAATAGAGATAATGCTAATAATCAATATTTAGGCGAATACGCAAATATGATGAACAATTTAGGTCAACAATACGTACAGAATACTGTACTTACTAATGACTTAAACGCTCGTAATAGAGCTGCTGCAAGAAATTTTGGTGCCACTGCTGCTGGTCAATTGGGTCAATGGTCTCAGACTAAAGAAAAGATGCGTAATCAGGCACGTAGAGATCGTCAGATATTACCTTACTTACAGAATTTCTTAAGATACGGTACAGTAAATAGTTTAGTTGATAGTTTAACAGTATAATTATGGCAGTAAATAGATATGACAATCCTGCACAAGCTCAATTTATAGATACCTATGTTCCAATCCCTTTTGAACAATTATATACGTTGGGTAAGCAGGCAAATGAAAGAGTTGACAAAGCTTTAGCAGATTATAGAACTGCTGCAAATTCATGGGCTGAATTTCGTTCTAGATCTATGAAAGATATGCAAACCTGGGATGCAGAAACCAGAGGTAAAGTACTTCCGATTATTGATCAAGCTGCTAAGAATCCAGAAGCAATAAAGAGTATGGAATGGCAAATGGCTCTACAATCTGCAATAAATAATGTAGATAGAGCTAAACTTTCTGCATTAAAACAGAATGCTGCCAATTTTGATGAATATGCAAAGCAAGTTCAAATTTTAATGCTACACGACAAATATAATCCACTATGGCATGATAGAGATTTTACTAACTGGGATACTACTACTTCGGGTTTATTCAACGAAGTTCCTTTAGCTTATTCTTCTATAAAAGATTTAACTAACGAATATGTAAATAATTTGAAGGATAGCTATCTTGGTAGAGAAGGTGGATTTATTTGGACTGGTGTTACAGGACAGCAAATTAAAGACATACTGGATGCTAATAGAAGTGGAATATTATCTACACCACAAGCACAAATGCATATGCAAACGTGGATGAGAAATCATCCCGGATCAACAGAAGAAGATGCAGCTAATGCTTTCATGCAAAGAGCTTATACAGATAATCAAGAATATATTCGTAAAAATCCTACTGTAGATCCTTATGCTATGCAAGCGTTGAAATATAAGCAAGCATTAGAAACCGCTAAATTGAAAAAGAAAGGTACAGAAAAAGAATCTGTAGATTACCCTGACGCTTATAAAAAGCTGTATAATGACGCAGTAGTATTTGAAAAACGTCAGTTAGAAAATAGTCCAGTATATTCACAAACTAGATTTGTAACTAATAAATTCCAAGAAGCCGCATCAGCCTTAATGTCTGGTAATATTACTCCAGAAGAATATAATTCCTTAGTAAAGGATTATGGAAAAGAAATGTCAGATGCAACTGCTAATGATATTGCTAACCTGTTTGCAACTAAAGCTGGAGAAATATTTCCTAAAACTGGAGTAAGAGCTGATAAATTACCTCAGTATTACGATGCAGCTACTAGAGTACTGAACGATATTACATACCCTTCTTCTGGTATGATTCTTAATAGTTACAATAAAGTTAAGAGTTCTAATGAAATTGATATTAATTTAGGCGGTTCAGTAACTAAAGGTTATGTTACACCAGACACAGGTGGTTTAATATTAGCTACTGATTTTGTAAATAAAATCATGAAGGTTCCTTCTATTAAATACAATGTAGAAACTACAAATGGATTAGAAAGAAACTTTGCAGAAGATTTAAAATCTGGAGTATTCAAAGACGTTATCAAAACTCCTAGAGGTAGAATCATGTCATCAGTGGTAGATGGCATTCCTCAATTAATGCAGAGAGTGAGTGTGAGAATACCTTTACAAGCTATTAAGAATGCTGGATATGATGTAGATAGTTTTAAATCTATGGTTAGTAATTCAATGGGTATATCTGCAGAAACAGGTTTAAATGTCAAGCCTATTGATAAAAAAGATTACAATGGTGCTTATGGCGGGAATGTACCATTAACTGGTGAATATTTTACATTTGATACAATGGAGCCGATTGATCCACATGGTATGACTAGAATGACATTTGATCAAGAAGTTAATGATATTCATGGTGGTTCAAAATTACAGAATGATAATTATGAGCAATCATTTACTGATGCTTATGATAGTTTAATAAACAGTTTATTACAATAATATATGGAAAAATCTATATTAGGTCAATATCCTACTGACAATACACCTAGCAAAGCAGCCTTATTAGGTAAGGCTATGGATACGGTCAATGCTCAGTATTCTCCTATCACTAATATTAAAACAGGTTATGATAGGAACTTAGAAACAACTCCATTAGATGATTATGAATACGCATATCTGTTAAATAAGGAAACTCCAGAGGAAACCTTAAAGGATAAGAGTTATTTAAGAGATGCTTGGACTACTTTTGCTAACAATAGAGATCAGATCAATTTGATGTCTGAAAGAGCTAAATTAGTAAAAGATATTAATCCTGTCATTGAAGATATTGATTATGAATTACAATATTTAAATGATAAGAAAATGCTTTTGAATCTTGAAAATGTCTTACCTACTATGGATAAGAATTCTCAAGAGTATCAAAACACCTTACAGCAATATGAAATTCTTAAAAACAATTTAGAAGCCAATTCTGAAAAGTATAATGCAATATTAGCAAAGTACAATGATTCAGAAGGTACAGATGTTGATAAGAGAATTGAATACTTAAATGGGGTAAGAGACTGGTGGGTAAATGAACAGTCCGAAGTAAACAAGAATATTCAGGATTATTATGATTCTATTACATCTAGATCTGAAAAGTATAAACCTTCTGCCAGATTTCAAATAAAAGAACAAAAAGCTCAAGATAAGCCTTTCTATGATTCTGATTATATATTGTACGCTGGTCCTGGTTTAACAGGTTCTTCTATGTCTACAATTGGCTCTTATGTGGCTGATGCATTAGCAACAGGTGCTTTATATCTCGGTAGACATTATGCTACTACTGGTGCATTAAATGCTGTTCCTGGTGCTGGTGCAGTATCTAATCTTATTGGTTGGGGATCAGCTATTACTGCGGCAGCGATAAGTTTGGCAGGTAATATCTATAGTAGACATAGAGAATCATTAGCGCAAGTATATGGAGCTTATCGTTCTAAAATTGAAAAGGATCTTGAAAGTAAAGGTGTATCTATCCAGGATTATGTTCAAATGGGTAGAGATCAATTGAAACAACAGAATCCTAATATAGATGTTACAAAGATTTCAGATGATGAAATTATAGATAGAACTTTATCTGGAGAGATTAAAATCTCCGATGAAGTTCTAAACTCTTTAAAAGATTCAGCAGATAATGGCTTAGAAAATGTTTACAATAATAACATGGCTTTGTCTGCAATGGATGTAGCACAATCAGCTTTGATATTTGCTCCATTAGGTAAGGCTATGGGTAAGATTATAACTAAACCTATAGCAGGTGCATTAAAACCTTTAGTTAAACTGTCTGACACTGCTACTAAGAACTACAATAAGCTTATTGATGCTTACACTGGATTTAATGCTAGATTGGCTTATAATAGTCCTAAAACGAACATGTTGAGCAAGGGTGCTAAAGCTCTAGCTCGTATGGGTTTTGCTGCTACTGGTGAAGCTTTTGAAGAAGGTAATCAGGATATATTTGACTACGATTACATTCATAATCAGTATGATAAAGATTCTTCTGGCGTATTCTCATCATTACTTGGGTTAGCTGAAGCTAATTATCGTACTGCAAAGATCTTATCAGGAATAGATACTGAATCAGAATTAGCTAATGATCCTCAATTCTGGAATGATGTAAAAGGTGGTTTTGCATTAGGTATGTATTTAGGTGGTCCTACTACTGCATATCACGCTGGTATTGATATGCGTAAAGACTTCGTTGCCAATACGTTTGTTAGAGATATGGTAGCAGATAACATAGCTAAGAAAGATGCTATGAATAAAGCTGTGACATACGCAGACAGAGCATCAAAATCTATGCTCAATTACAAAGATAGTGTACTTGAAGTATTAGAGAATTTTAAATATCATATGCCTGATGGTCTTACTGAGGAAGATATAAATGCTGAAATCAAAACTGCGAATAATGTATTTAACTTAGCTAAGTCTAAGACTACTAAGAACATTGGTAAACAGTTAGGTTATTCTGCAGGTACTACAGAATATAATACATTAATTGGTTTACAGCATGTAGCTCAATTAGATTTACAAGAAGCTGTAAACAATGCAAAAGCAGCTCAGGATGCAGATAATAAATTGTATGCAGATCTTTCTGAAGATGCTTTATTGAGTAATTACACTCCAGAAGAAAAGCTAGCAGCTATTACTTTGACTAAGTTGAATGTACAGAAAGAAGCTTTACAGGAGTTAAAGAATGCAATTGAAGCTCCAGCAGAAGATGGTAAAACTAAATTTGGTATTACTAATAGTGATAATTCTGTAGCTAAATCTATTTTAAAGACTATACCTAAAGCTATTAAGAACATTGATAGTCAATTGGCTCAAGTGGCTGCTGATACAAAATTTAGTACAGATTTTGTAGCTGCCCCTCATGTCATGCAGACAGGTGTAGATAGCTATGCAAACTTAATGTTAGCTCAGCATGATGCTTTGGTAGCAGAGCATAAAATGAATGAGATATTTGGTAATACTCTGGAAGACGGCAAACTTACTAGTTTTGATAAAGCTACAGACAAATCAAAGAAAAAGGTATTAAATAATATCAAAAAGAGAATTGAGAACTACCTGAATAACTCAGATGAATCTAGTAGAATTGCAGAAGATAATGCCAAGCAGATTGTTGAACAAGACGTTGCTTCTACAGAAAAAGAAGTGGCTAATAATGGTACAGACAACAATGAAACTGTAGCAGCAAGTAAAATTGCTCCAGAAGTACAAAGAGAAGAAGTTGAAAAACCACAATCTCCTGTAATGGATTCTAGAGCAAAATCCAAAGTAAATACAGAAATACCTGCGCCAGAACCTACCATTCCTGAAGCAACACCTGAAACGCGGCCTGAAGAAAAAACAGAACCAGCAATTAAACGTGATGAAGAATTCCCTACAAAGAGTTTGGAAGAACTAGCTGCGGAATTTGAAGCAGAACGTAAAAGGATTGCAGAAGAAAATAAACCAAAAGCTCCAGTAGTAGAAGATGTTGAAGAAGAGGATGAAGAGTTTGCTTTTGCTACAGATAAAGATTTGAGAGCAGCTGCTAATGCTGATGCAGATCCTTTAGCTGCTGCTACAGATGAAGATAAAAAGGTATCGCAAACAGTAGATACTATTACTCCAGATATTACTGTAGAGCAAAAAGTTGAACAAGCTAAAAAGAAATTAGCTACTGAACAGAAACATGACAGTAAAACAGATATGGATTCTGAATCTAGAGAATATGAAGATTCTTTAGAAGTAGAAGAATTAGCTAAAGATACCGTATCACATACACTGTTCTTCTCCCCAGATTCTACTACTCCTATATTACCGGGCTATAAATCTGGTAAAGAATTAGCAGAGAAAATCAAAGATCCTAATTTCTTTACAGATAGTTTCTGTGAATTTATTATCAATGAATCTTACACTGAAAAAGGTAGTAAGCCATACAAAAAAGGTGATAAGACTACATATGATAGTGCTTCTATTATATTAAGTGTAGAACATCCTACAGGTAAGTATGCTTTAGCACTTAAGACTCCTAAAGGAGCTAGAACTAAATTTGATGCAGATATTGCAGGTATTCGTAACAGTGCTACAGCAGAAGAGCTTAACACAATTGAACAAGCTAATGAAGTTTCTATAAATGACTTAAAATCTTTTAGAAATGCAATCATTACTGCTATTGAAAATAAGACAGAAAATGAAACTATTGTACCAAGTACTATCAGTAGAACTAGAGGTAGATATAATGTAAATAGAAATGGTCAGAAAGCGGTATTTAGACCTGTACAAGAAGTAAAAGGTTTTGCAATTCCATCCAATGTGTATGACATTACTCCAGAAAATGTAACCTTTGGTATCAGTAATGGTATTATTTCTGACAGTTTGATTCTTGGCGCTGGTGGTGAAATATTGAATGGTACTGGTGGTAGTGGTCAGTTATTTATCTATCCCCCCAAATCTAGTACACTTAATAATTCAGAGATACCTGTACAAGTTAATTTACAAAGATTTGATAGAAAACAAGCTGAGTTTCTTGCAGATTTACTTTTGAATTATGGAGCTTCTCCTGAGTCTTATTACAAGGATACAGAGATTGTGGCTGGGGAATTGATTGACTTTATGGTTCGCTTTGGTGATAAAACCAGAGTTACATCCAATATTCCTACTTTCAATTGGATGAAAAAGAAACAGCTTTATGTAAATGAAAAAGGTGATCTTGTAGTAGGAGAAAAATCTTATTCTGTAGGTAATATGTCTTCTCAAGATAAGGAAGATCTTATTAACGATTTGATGAGATTCCACTGGAGAGCTAATAGAGAAAATTTCTTTAGTCCTATAGGTGATGCTTTACCTTCCTTAAAAGAAGCGTTTACAAAAAACAGTTCTTATATATGGGAAGACGCTATTCCTGGCGTAATATTACGTAGAGAGGATTTCTTAGGTAATACAAAACATACCCCTTTGTATACAATGGGTTTGTTTGTTACAAACGATTTAATCCAGAGTGATTTACAAGATCAATTGTTCAAAGATTCTTTTGCTTATGCGGACGATATTCAAACTATATCTAAGAAAGTAGAAAGTGATAAGGCAATTGAAGAAACTAAAAATAAGGTTGAAAACGTAGCCAATATTCCTACAGGTACCCCTGCAGTAGAGCCAGAAGAATTAACAGAAGAATCAAAAAAGATTAATGAAATTACCAAGAATGGCACAATTGACCCGTTTGCTATAGAAGACGATGACATTGATATTCCTATGAGACGTTTTACTGGTAAAGTAACTAAAGAGGTGTCTAACGAGGAAATAGAATGGTTCAAAAAGAAATTAGGTTTCCAAAGTGATTCTCTTACTATAGTAGATGATGCTATCTCATTAGGTAACAATGTATACGCCATGGGTCTTGTTAGACAGGATTCTACATTACTGTGGAAAGGTGCAGAAACGGGTACTTTATATCATGAAGCGTATCATAGAATCTCATTGTTAACTATTTCACCTAAAGAACGTCGTAAAATATACGAAGCTTATAGAAACAGAACTGGTTTAATCGGTACTGATAAAGATGTTGAAGAAGCTCTTGCAGAAGACTTTAGACAGTATATGCTGAATAAAGTTGAACCTGATTTAAATATCGTTAAAAGAGCTTGGAAAGCAATCAAAAACTTTATTAGTAAATGGGTTTGGAGAACTGATACTACTATTGACAACATCTTTGATAGGATCAATACAGGTTATTATAGTAGATCTAAACAGAATTCTGCAGCTGTGCAGGAGTTCTTAAATGCATACAAAGGTGCAGGAGCTCCATTTAAGTTAGGTGGTCATAATTTCAAGAACATTACAAACACACAGTTTAAAGAAAGTGTTAATTCATTAGTTGCTTCTTTGTTTACTTTGAATAACATAAAGATGCGAGATGATTTAACAGGTTTAAATTATAGTTTGTTAAAGAGTGCCTTAGAACCTTCATTAACAGATAAACTTGTAGAAAACGGAAAGATCACCAAAGAACAAGGAGAGGCTAGAAAAGAAATATATGAAACCTTTGACAGTGTATTCTTACCAGCAATTATAAGGAAACTGAATGAATATCAAATCAGAGCTGTAGACAAACAGGAAAATATCGACCAAGAAATAGATGAAAAGGCTGAAGGTTCTGCTGTAGGAGATCAAATGGCTACATATATCCGTGAGTCATTAGAGACCTCAGTAAAAGATAATGCTTTAGCATCTATTAAAATCTTCATTGCTACTATGCCTAAAAGAGAATTCTATGAGGCAGAAGTTAAGAAAGAAGATGGTACCATTACAAAAGTACAGAAAACTAGAACTGTATTGAGTCCTGTTACAGGATTACCTCTTATGGTTGATTTTGATTCTACGTGGAACACTATAATCAATGAACTACATTCAGAGAATACATTCGAAGGTATGATGAATAAATGTGCTAAATGTGCAAAATCATTACCTATCTTTGACACATTATACAGAGAATTGTATAAGATATCAAAGACTGTTCCTGGAGAATCAGAAGCCCAAGTAATAGCTAGAGAGAATTTACAGACTCAATTTAGAAATACCTTTAGAAAAGCTAAACATAAACTTATCGGTATCTTGTCTGAAAAGATTGAAAATACTAGTGGTAATGATCAAACTAACTTGTATGTAAAGGATGAGAATGCAAATAAAATCTCTAAGAACATCATTGAAGGTTGGAATTATGGTTTACTTAGGATGACTGAGTTAATAAATTTTGATGGTAATAATTACACATTAAAAACCACTGATAATAAAACCAATGTAGAATTATTATTAGATGATTACCACAAGATTAATAATCTACTCAAGAATTATAAGAATAAACCAAATGCTAAGCTTAAGAATGGTCAGACTTATAAAGAGTACGTAGAAGCTAACGTCATCAAAATAAAGGAACATATATTATCACTTTTGGGTAGAGCAGGTATATCTGTGGATATGGCTACATTAAACTCATTCTTGATTAAAGAATACTATGATTCAAATACTGCAGAACAATTAGTAAACCTGTTTACTGATGGTAGTAATGCTGGTTTATCATTCTTATTCAGCAACAAGTTAAAAGATGTACTGAAAATTGAACCATCTGGTAATGTACCTGGTACATTCAATAGACATATTAGCAGATACTATGACGATTCTAAATTCTTAGGTAGATTGTCTGAAACTTATGGTATGACACATCCTAATTTAGATGAGTTGGCTGTATTAGCCACTGATGGTAAATTGTTATATCCTATATCTGATCATAACTACTTGACAGATATGGTTCAGAATCTTGATAATGATCCAGCTACGGTAGAGGCTCTTACTAAAGTATTGTATAATACTGGTAATAATGCTAATCCTAATTACTTTAAAGGTTCTTATTTACTTACAAATCTTTATAATAATCCTACTACATCTGGTAAAATAGGTGTTGAAACTTTAGTTTATTTTAAAGAGCAAGGTGGTGGTGATAAAGGACGTAAGTACACAGAAATCTCACCATTGGAAGATTATATTGCTAAAATGACACTTACTCAGAAAGGTAGAATTGTTTTACCTACTATGGGTGACTCTCAGACATATAATACTTTATATGGCACAGCTATCAACAATTTCAATCAACCTTTAGATACTACTAATAATCAAGTTAAATTTAATGCCAAAGTATTAACCAGATTTATCAATTACTTTGAAACTGAATTAGATACTATTGAATTCAACTATAAGAATGAAGGTAATCTGACAAAGGAACAAAAAGTAAAGAACTATGATACTGGTAACAGAAATGGTTACAGATTTAGATATTTTAATGGATTCTTTAAACTTAAAGAACAACCAACCTTAGGTGGTATTGAATTTGTAGATGATTTCTCTGACTTCAATGAAGCTCTCAAACTTGCTGAAGACGTTGGCGGTAATGATTTAGCATTATCTGTAGTAAACCAAATAAAAGCAGCTTGGGCTAAGATGAGTAACTCTGATAAAGCTTTGTTAATGAATGAATATTTAACAGATGCTTTTAAAGATGAATTAGATTATGCGAAGGAAATAGGTATTATTGATTGGAATGGTAGAGATTTTGCTAGTGTAAAGAGTTTAGCACTTCCTCAGAAGGCATTAGATGATGCAGAAAATCACTATAAAAAACGTCAAGAAGTATCAAAATATAGCAAAGAATTAGCTGCTACTGAATTGATGGCAAATTATTTTGCTAATACTATATCCTCAGTAATAGAGTTTGAGAAGTTATTTATTAAAGATCCTGCATATTATATAGATCCTGTAGACAAAATCAAACGTCTTCGTGAGGTATTGTCAACTGGTGTTACTCCTAGAATAGATTATGGAGAAGGTAATGAATTATCAAACTTAACTGAAGTTAACGTAGGTACTTTATCAGATAATGTAATACCTAGTAGACAGCTTGATAAAATCAATGAATTTGCTAAAAAGTCAGCTGCAGTAAGACTGTTACAGGAAATGCATGACATGACTCAAGAAGAAGCTCTTGCAATGTATGAGAGTGGTGAAGCATTACCTCAAGACGTTGAGGACGCTGCTAATCTTGTAGTTGATAGTAAATTCGGCGGTTATACCAAAGTAAACCAAACGGACGCTACAGTACTTATCTCTCCTGAATTCTATAAAGAATTGGTTAGAAGAATTGATGGTTGGACTCCTGAAGTAGCTAAAGCTTTTGATATATTAAATAACCCTGAAACAGATTACGAAGCTGATGCAGATACTTATAATGAAGCTTTAGCCGTTACATTAAAACCTTTGAAGTTAATGTATTTCGGTGATCATTATGATGTAAATGCAAAGAGAGACATACCCGTATTTGACAAAATGGCTATGTTCCCAGTTCATAGAATATTCTCTACAGGGGATATGGGAGAAGTATTAAAAGTAATGCAAGCCAGAAACATACACATGCTTGCGTTTGAATCTGCAGTTAAAGTTGGTCAAAGAGTTGAAGAAGTTAAATCTAAGATTTACACAGATAAATCAAATACCAAGGTAGACGTAGAAGGTTTAATGAATATGCCTACTCACAAACAGTCTTTAGTTAATTTTAGACGTCAGCTAGTAACTGATCCACACCATGCAGATAGACAGATGTTTGTATCTCAGGCTCAAAAAGCAGCTATGGGTAACATTAGAACAGCTTGGACATATACTACTCCCAATGGTGTATCTTACTCTGGACAAGAAGTTATTGATAACTTTAACGGAGCTCACAACGCTATTACTGAATTTGGTAGAAAGAGTATAGAAAAAGACTTCGGCATTGACGCTAATAATCCACAAGCTAGTATCGTTAAGTTTGCTAATATTCTTAAGAGAAAAGCGGAGAATTCAAACATGAACGATAATGTTTTGAATGGTCTTACTGTAGAAGATGGCAATACTAATGCTCCTATTTCAGGTTTGTCTGATAACTCTTGGATTGAAAGTGGTCTTATATCAATGTTGAACAAAGCCATAGTAGATACCAATCTACCTGGTGGTATGTTCATTCAGATGTCTTCTATTTTATATAACAGATTAGCTGTAACATCTGATATCAACAATGTAAGAAAACTTAATTTTGTTAATAATGATGGTAGTATGGATTGTGTTATATCAATTAACTTATTGAAACACATCATACCTAATTATGATAAAATGACTTTTAGTCAAGCTAAAGAATGGTTAATAAAGCATGATATAATTGGTCAAGATACAAAGGCAATAGCGATGGGTTATCGTATCCCTGCACAGGGTCAAGCTTCTACAGCGGCTTTAAAAGTGATAGACGTTTATCCTGAACAGATTGGTGATACTATTACTCTTCCTGATGAATTTACAGCCCTTACTGGGTCAGACTTCGATTAACAACATAGTTGAAGTAAAACTCCTTTAACTGCTGGGAAGCCCTAACGTAAGAGTCGAGGGTAATCAGCAACCAAATCTAACTTTGTACGTTGATAAAGTTAGAGAGGCTCAACGACTAATGCTCGTTTAAAAAGCTCTCTTAAAGAGTAGTATGAAAACAAAAATAACTAAAGAATCTAGAAACTTATTAATAGCTCTTTTACTTGGTGATGGAACAATTTGTAGTAATTACGTATTTAAATTATCGCATGGTGAACAGCAAAGCGAATATCTTGAGTGGAAGATAAAACAATTAAAAGATGCTGGAATTAAGTGCAACGGTTTAAAATGGTATACTAGCACAAAAGGTTTCAATGTGGGTAAGAAGGTTTGCTATACACAATTAAGTATAACACCATTTATAAAAGTATTACGTAGGGTGTTTTACAAACCTGCTAAAAATATAGCAAACAGAAAATTACTCAACCGTTTAGACGCAAAAGGAATTGCAATTTGGTATATGGACGATGGACACATTAATTGGCAAAGAAGAAAAGATAGATCAATTAAAGGGTTTGCTATAAAAATCGCAACTTGTGTTCCAAAAGAACAAGCACAAATATTAATAGATTACTTTAGGGAAGTTTGGAATATTAGATTTTATATGTTTCACGAGGGCAGAAAAAAAGATAGTTTCAGCCTTGCTTGTGGTACTACAGAAGGTAGAAAATTTATAGAGATAGTTAGACCATACGTAGAACAAATTCCACACATGAGATATAAAATAGGATATGATGAGAGCCGTTACGCAAGTAACGCGTAGCCGAAAGGCGAAATGGGGAGCACTATCAAAGTGAAGATATAGTCTAGCCCCACTGGAAACAGTGGGTACAAGCGATCGACAAATTATTTATAGCAAGATATAACTATGACAATAAGGGTAACAGAATCAAATTCGAAACAAAAGATCAATATGTTCAGAGACTAAGAGCCACAGGTTTGGATGATGAGACCGTAGTAAGAAAAGCTTATGAGAGATACAATGGTAAAACTGATTTTGAAGCAAATAGTAGAGAAGCAAATGAAAACATGCTTCTTGATATGTATTTGTCAGTAATCAGTAACCCTATGAACTTTGCAGAAGCTAGACAACCTCTTGATACTGTAACAGATTATCTGAAAGATAAGATTCTTAAGGATGTTGATAAATTAACTGGTCAAGGTAAGAGAACTAGTAAATCTCAATTATATTTCTCTACTCCAGCATTCCAGAGTAGGACTAAAGCTGAGTTGAATGGCGGTAAGTTTGGCATTGGTCCGTTTGCATTAGCTAATGCTCATCAAGTATTAACTCAATTAGTTAAATTGAATTTCAAACCAAATAAAGTATTGAGCGATTATGGTATACGTGATTTGCATCACATTCAAAGTGAAGATACAAATAAGATCAATGTTTTAGACTGGTTATCTGCTTTGATTAATGCTCACGTAGACGTAGCTAAAGATCCGTATATTATTCGTTTGAATGTACGTAAATTAACTTTTAACATGACTAACTTCTTAATTAGAAGTGGTAAAGGTGAAAGTACATTCTATTTCTTACCTCAACAGATATTAAAAGATTATGCAACTGAATATGATAAATATTCTGGTTTTTACGGCGTTGAAATACCTGCTGGTAAAAATCCTGAAAGATTAGCATTTACTAAAATTTGGAACGATTACTATAAGAAAGCAAAAGAGTTATCCGGTGGTAAGAAAGAGAATCTTCTGAACTATCTTAAGGATAAAGGTGTAGGTACTAATCAAAGAAAAACTATGTTTACTGTACCACATCTTAGAAAACAATTGCAGAAAACTGAAACTTTTGATTGGTACTATAATCAATTATTAATTCTTAAGGCTTATGAAGAATTAACTCCATTTTCTAAGAGTTTGTCAGAATTAACTAACTTATCTCAAATTGATACTAAGAGATTTGGTAATAACTTTGGTTTACAAAGCGCATTCTTGGATAAATGGAAACAGTATATGACTGAACAGGCTGTTTTCGACAATCCTTTGAAAGTGTTTACTAATACATTCTTGGGTAAGAAAATGATCGATGGATTAGTATTTCCTAGAAATGCATTCCAGAATGTCATGATTAGACTTACTCCAGAATTTGAAACCTTACGATCATTAATTGAATACTATACCAAAGGCTATGCAATAAGTGATGATACATATATTAACAACATCACTAGAGCAATGGAAGTATCCTATAAGACTAAATTCTTTAATCAGTATGTTAAAGATAATCAAATGGGATTTCGTGGTATGCTGTTTGGTAAGGATAGTATTTCTAGAAGATTAGATAGACTTAAATCCGATATATTACAAGGCAAATACCCTTCATTACTCGGGAGTGATGGTAGTTTTTCAAATGTGTTGATTAACAATATCTTTAGCAGACCTAAAGAAGATGATGCAGAATTACAAGGACCTGACTTCATTGCATATAAACCCAATAAGAGTGGTGATAATAATTTAGAAAATGAAATAATTCGTGCTTGGGAAGAACTCTACGAAAGTGATTATAAAGAAGTAAGAGAATTTGCTAAAGATCTTGCAATATATTCTTTCTATACTTCTGGAGATGCTTTTGGTAAAAATAATATATTTAGATATGTTCCTAACTCCATAAGAGAAGAAATAGGGTATTTTGATTATATTAGAGAATTGGAAAAACATCCTGAAAATGTTATATCCCAAATAGATTTACAAGAGGTAATTAAAAATCTGTGGTGGAATGATCATGTAGTTCCTGCTATTGAATACTATAAATTGGATTCTAGCTATGAAACTATTGAAGAAGAAGGCAGAGCAGTATATAGACCTGTTGCTCATGATGGTAGTGGATTATTTGTAACTAATAAGAAAGGAGAACAAGTTGAAATACCTTCTATAATCTATGATGAATCTAGTAAATTTAGAGGTATTGTAGGTTATAATGAAGCTGGTAACCCTATACATTATCTTTACAAGAAAGTTAAATTAGATAAGAATAATGATCCTAGAACCACTTTCTTATATAAATATATTGGTGTAGATGAAAATAAAGTACCAGTATATCAATTAATTAATAAAAAAGGTTTAAGTTATAAGGGTAATGTACTTGTTGAATTTGGTTTTAAGAAATCTTCTGTAGGTTACAATAATGTAGTACCTACAGGTTTAGACTTTACTCCATCTAAAGCTATAACTTATGTACAAGATTTGACTCCTGTCAAAGCTAGTTTACAGACTAAGATATTCAATCAAGCTGGAGAATTCAATGAAAATGCTTTACAGACTGTAGGTACTGAAAATGTTGATCTACAGAATACTGAACCTTTAGCTTATCAAGAATGGTCTAAGACTTATCAATCAAGAAACGGTGAAGCCACATCTCAAGAAGCATATCAGCAGTATATTGATAATTTTGAATACAATACAAAGAAACAAGTGCCTACTGTGGCAAAAGAGACCAATGCTACTCAACAAAATTTATTTGCAGATGAACAATCTTCAGAAACTCCTACTCAGTTTACTGAACTTCAACAATATGCTAGTCAAGTAGGTTTAACAGAAGCTTTACCCAAAGCAGAAGAAGTAAAACAAGCTGTTGAAGAAACTAAGCAAATACAAGATAAATATGTATATACTTTTGATGATGGTTTAGAAGTTAAACTAGATTTTGAATTGAATGACCAACAGAAATCTGCTTTGAAAGAGTTAGAAGCATTTGTTAATGGAGATGATACATCTATTACTTTGTCTGGTTATGCTGGTACAGGTAAGACTACTATTATGGGTATATTTAATGAGTATTTGAAGCGTAGAATACATGCAGATATTATTTTCTCAGCTCCAACCCATAGAGCGAACGCTGTAACTAGACAGAAAACCCCAAATGCAAAAGTGGTTACACTTCAAAGTTTATTGGGATTACGCCCTGATTTTGACATTACTGAAGATGTGTTTGATTTGCACAAGTTAAAATTTGAACAGGTTGGTGATGTTAAAATAGAATCTGATTCAATAGTTATCGTTGACGAAGCCTCAATGATTCAAGACAGTTTATATGATTTCTTACTTGAACAAATTGCAGCAAAAGGAGCTCAGATTATATTTGTGGGGGATAAAGGTCAATTAAGACCAGTAAAAGCAAATAATATATCCAAGGTATTTAGAAATAATGGTGCACAATTACAATTAACCAAAGTAGAAAGAACTGGGGATAACCCTATATTAAAAGAATCTACTAGAGTAAGAAATGGGGAAGGCTTTAGCTATGAAACAGACATTGCTCCTAATGGTCAAGGAGTTGAATATTCATCAGACAAAACTAGAATTAGAGAATTTGTTAAAACTTCATTAAAAGAAATGAAAGATTCACAAGATCCTCTATATTTTAGAGTCTTGGCTGCAACAAATACTTCTGTAGATGCTTATAACTCTGCAATAAGACAAATTCTGTATGGTAGGAGACCAGCACAACTGTATGAAGGAGAACTTGTAATGGGTTATTCTAATAGAGAATATGATTCTTTGAGAAAGAAATATAAAT